TTTTGACGGGGAAGGAGGCGGTGGACGGTGAGAACAATCGACGCTGATGCGCTGAAAGCAGATTTTCGGCTGAACTTTGGCAGCGTACATGATGCGGTGATTGCGTGTCAGATTGTAGACCGGCAGCCCACCCTCACCCCGCCGAACGAGGCGCTGACGATGGAGGAGTTGCAGGAGATGGATGGGGAGCCGGTGTGGGTTGACACTATAAAGCGGTGGGGAATTGTTAGGGTGTGCGGTTATGGAATTTCTGTTCTCACAAAGAGTGGAGAATACGATGTTACAAGAATGAAATTTTACCGCCGCCCGCCGGAGGGAGAGGAGTACACCTGATGGACTACGAAAAGCTGATTGAGCAGTTGAAAGGGATTTCTAACGGGCTTATGGAAGATGAATATCCAAAATGTGCAAACGCTGTGAGGAAGGCCACCACCGCCCTCTCCACGCTCCAGGCCGAAAACAAGAAGCTGCGGACAGAACTGAAGAAGGCCGAGATGGAACTTGATAGCTTGCTGGCCGAAGGAGAGACGGTAGCGTTTGATCCGTTTGGCGCAGAAAAGGAGGACTGACATGGCACAGCTTTACAAAATGACACTCTATGTGTGTGACCTGGAAGAAAATTTGTCGCTAAATGAAATTAAGCGGCTTATCAGTGATGATGCTCTGGACGGGATTTCTGTCAGTTGCATTACCCACTTTGCCAATGAAAAAGTCGGTCCGAGGATTGAATGGGATGATGACATTGACTTGAATTATACAGACTCCACGGCAGAACAGTGGGAGCGATATTTTGAGGAGGACTGACATGAAGCGGCTGACTGAAATAAATAGATATTGGGAAGAAGATGAATTTTGGTATGATGCCAGGGAACCTGATGTAGAGGACATTGATAAAATTTATAATCGCCTCGCTGCCATTGAGGACATCCTGGGCGACGAGTACGACTTGGACCGGCTACGGAAGCTGGTAGAGGCGAACAGGGAGGGTATTTCACCGTGTACATTTTGCAGGTTCAATCCTCCGTCAAGTGGTGATGGAAAACCGTGCTGTATGTGCCCGGCTGTGGCCGCACTACGGAGGGAGCAGGATGGTTAAATTAAAGAAATGCCCGTTTTGCGGGAGTGACAATGTAGCGTTTACACCGGATGAAGAACAACTCTTAGAGGACACTACAACGGGCTTTATTTGGTGTCATGGGTGTGGTTTTTCCAGCGACAGTTTTTATAGCGAGGAAATAGCTGCAGAAAAGTGGAACCGGAGGGAGCAGGAATGAAGGAGTACATCGAAAGGGCACAACTCTTAAAAAATCTTGGGTACGATGAAAAAAGACGAGCTGATGTCCTTCCTGGGTCAACGTTTGATATTGTGCTGAAAGAGCCTGCCGCCGACGTTGCGGAGGTGAGGCACGGAAGATGGATTTTTGATCCAGGAAAAATCCCGTATTGTTCGGAGTGCAAAGAGTACAGCGACGATGGAGACAAGGGCGCTACTTTCTGCCCGTGGTGCGGCGCTCGCATGGGAAAGGAGGACGAGCATGAGGCTGATTGATGTTGATGCATTGCCAAACTATAAGTTAATAGGGACAATGGCATTGGGGAGCGAAAGAAGCCCTGCTGAACTAAGAATAGTTTTATGGGAAGATATTAAATCTATGTCTACCATCGACGCCGTGCCTGTGGTCAGGTGCAAAAATTGCAAGCACTTCAACCTCCAAACGCATGAGTGCGAAAACGAATCGCTTTCAACTGACCATGAGGGCGGAGCTTCATACAGCCTTAATTTTTATGATGATGACTTTTGTTCTTATGGAGAATGGAGGGAGGCCGACCATGAAGTTTCGGAACTCTGAGACGGGGGAAGTGTATATCGGGATTTTGGAGGCTATGGATCATTACTGCGACAGCAAAGAAGATTGTAATGATTGTACACTTCGAGAGCCAGTCCAAAGCTATGCAAAACAGAAACACCCGTGTTATGCGTATGTTGCAGACAATCCCCACGAAGCCGCCCGCCTGATGGGGTACGAGGTGGTGGAGGATGAACCCGTTTCAGATTGTAACGGATTGAATGAGGGTACAAATTGTACCCCGGTAAAGGAGGAGGCCAACATGGACAAGCCGAGAATTTGCGAGGTGCTGGGGGTTGAGCCAGAAGAGAAGTTTGACGCTGGCCCATACAAAGACGCCTATGTAGATTTATTTGGCATCATACGGACAAACATCGGATCAGTGATGGATGCTGACCGAGTGTGCGACCTTATCAACCACCCAGACCGCATCATCCGCAAGCCCCACTGGACGGAGCAGGAGGTGGAGGACGCGAAGACCCTTTGCAGAATGTGGCCGGGTGGAAAAATTGAGTTTAAGAGATATGAAGACAGTCGCTGCGCTATGGTTCATATTCAAGGGAGTTTACATGGATGCCTTGATTTGGGGCAAGTTGACTTGTTCCCATCCATCCAGCCCGGCCAGTCCGTCACCCTTGACGAGATCATCGGAGGTGCCCAATGATTTCCTTGAAATGCCCTGATTGCGGGTTCTTTTTCAGCATAGATTTTCCTGACGATATTTCCGAGGAGGAGCGGAAGGAAATATGCACTTGCCCATGCGGCTCTATGATGGAGGAAGTTTCTTTCAGCATGGATTATATTCCAACAATCGGAGGTGCCCAATGACAAGAAAAGAATATGAAAAGAAAATTGCGGCATTGGAACCGCTCGATGAGGAGAGGCGAAAAAGCGTGACGTGTGCGCTCCTTGGACATAGCCATATTACCACAGGTTGCTTCGGGTATGTCTACTGTGCACGGTGTGGAGAACAAATTGGGGATGTTCTGGGCGGCTGTTTCTATGATCCGCTGGAAGTTCGTGTAGGTCATAATTGCCCAACTTGCAGGGCGAATTATGAGAAGCTTGGATGGGAAGATAAGATTCTGACTCCTGACCCGTTTTCGGATGAGAACAGCGGAGGTGCGGAATGAACGAAGTTATGATTACCAACAAATGGGTCCATGAAGATGACCAGCAGGCCAAAGCAGACACCGGGACTCTCTCAAAGAATGGGATGATCTCTACCAACGAGGAAGGTGGGCAGCAACACCACAGGCCCTATCGTTCTGAATGGCTCCCGCCCCGTGCCCTCTTGGCGGTATCACATGTGCGCTGGGAATCTGAGGCGGTGCATGGTTACAGTGAGGAGAACTATAAACTCATTCCGGCAAAGGAGCATGTTGGGCGGGCGATCACGCATCTTCTGGCGTGGCTGGCAGGTGACACCTCAAATGACCATCTGTCGCACGCTGCCACACGGGTATTGTTCGCCCTGGAAATGGAGGAGGAAAGCAAAGATGAATAGAGAAATCCTTTTCAAAGCCAAGCGGCTGGATAATAGAGAGGTGCTATATGCAGACACATGGGTATAATGGAACTGTTGTTTATCAACTGTGGGGAAAGATTTTAATTGGGCATGAAAGAGCAACTAATAAAAGCTATAAGTGGTATTACGTGAATCGCAACCTCCACGACGGGGAGGGCGGACAATGACAAAAGAAGAATCATTGGCATGGGTGAAATTGTTAAAGCCGGGAGATATCGTAATATACAGCGGGTTTGGGGCTGCGGGAAGAATTCAAACTGCTAAAGTAGAAAAAGTCACTCCATCTGGTATTGTCAGGACCAATCGGGGCAGTTTTAAAGAATCTCCATGGAGCTGGTCTGGAAGAGTAGGCGGCTACGGGAAAACATATGGAGAGATTAGCCCGCCAACGGCAGAATTGCTTATCGAGGCAGAGCTTCAAGAAGCGGAAGATGCTGCTGAGACGAAGCGGCGCGACACCATCTACAAGGCGCGGAACCTGATTTCCGAACTATATTATAATAGATTCCGTATCGACTATGACACGGCAGTTGAGATAATCAAGGTGTTAGAGAGGTGGCGGACAGCATCGCGGAAGGCTACTGCAGCATCGAGGATTTACATACCGTCCTGGAGTCCGAAGCAGGCGCTAGAATTGTGGGAGGGATAGCCACATGACCGAATGGTGTCTTGCCCATCCGTGGATGACCTTTTTCTTGCTGACTTTTGCTCTGCTCGTCATCGACGAAATAGTATGCGCGATTGCGAATGCCCTTGCAAGCAAGAACAGAGACAAGCATGAGGAGGGATAGCCCTTGAATGAGTTCCCGGAGAGGCTGAGGAGGTGAATTATGCAGTACAATGAAATCGATCCTTTGCTAAGAAATACGATTAAGTGGCTTCAGGAAAACTATCCACACGACACATATTTTGTCATCAACTCAAACAGCGCGACGATGTATCACAAAATGGGCATTTTTGCAATGAATGGAGTTGAGTCAGACAACGGAACAAACAAATATACGGCAGAACAGATATTGGAAATAACAAAGAAAGCATTTGAGGCTTGACAGGTTGGAAGTTCTATTGTATGATATAAAAGGGGATATATAAGAAAAAATGAGATATAGTAATCCTACATGGGAGCCTTACTTCAAAGACATCGCTCCTATTCTATCAAAACTCTACTTTCTGACCAACTCAGGGACTATCAGATACATTGTGGCGACTATGATTTTCAAGAAGATGGGACGGATGGAACGGAGGAACGGAAATGGACTCCTGTAAGGTTTATGAAGCGCTGGCAAGAGAACTGCGTGTCGTCCGTCTGATGGTAATGCACATTGAATGTGACAAGGGCTTTTATGAACTTCTTGGGAAGACGAGGCTTAACGGACTCTCAAAAGCAGAGAAATGGATTGATGAAGTCCGGTCAAAAGTAGACGAGCACTATTCGAGGAACATAAAATCCGCAGGGCCAGATTTATTCTATGGCGGATTCCAGAAAGACTTAATTGAACAGACTGCAAACGAAGTGTTTTGCAGACTAAAAGATGGAGGTGACAACTCTGAACAAGAATGATACGACTATCTTGGAGAAGGTGAAGAAACGGTCTTGGGTTCCCAACCCACAGGAGCACTTTGGAGAGGAAAATGTAAAACCAGGCGACAACTCGCGTTATCTAAGATATGCTTTAGCTTCTCTTGACCTTCCTCCCATTGATATATCTGACCCCGACCAGGTGGAAAAAAGAATTTACGACTATTTCCAGTTCTGTGTTGAGAATGACCGGAAACCCAATATGGTTGGTATGGCGAACTGGATTGGAATTGACCCTGACACGCTTAGAACATGGAAAAATGGGCAGTACCGCAGTTCCACACACTCAGGGATGATTAAAAAAGCCATCATGATTTTGGAAGAAATGTGGGTTGATTATATGCAAAATGGGAAGCTTAACCCCGCTTCTGGAATCTTTTTAGCAAAGAACATGTTTGGCTATCGGGATGTTATTGATATTGCTCCGACTACGGCTCCACCCCTCGGCGACTCTCCCGACCAAAAGCAACTTGAAGAGCGCATTTCCGGCTCTGTGGTGGTGGAGGAGTAACGACTATGGAAACGACTATCGACTATGCCAGCGACTATGGTGGAGAGGCCAGCGACTATCAAACGACTATGGAGGGAAAGCGAGAGACGGAAAACGACTATCGATTCTGTCCCTTGAAGCTCCACGCGCTACTATCAACTCCTGAAGCGGTTTTAGGAACATCAGACTACAGAGGCGGAGTGGAGTGCAGAAAAAATATATGCGCCTGGTGGGATGCAGACAAAGAGCGCTGCGCCGTCCTATCGCTGGCCCGTAACAAATGACAATACCCCGACTTGCTCCTGATGGAGTGGGCCGGGGTTGCTTTATGCCTTGTGTGGCGCTGTGCGGTCCTCTGTACGGAGTTTTGCGGCATTGGAATATAGAGACACCGCCAGACATTAAAACCGCTCTACGGGCCTGTAAATGGCATTTACAACGGTTTGCCATTTTCGTCCTACTGGACGTGGGCGCAAAAATGCCGCCTGCGGGCCACTGGAGGGCCTACAAGCGGCGGAAAGCTGGCGGGAAGTATAGGGGGACAAGTGCAAAAGAAAACCCGCCCCAGAATAGCCCAGGGCGGGCAAGTGTCAAGATTTTTTCGCCGTCTCCAAGATCACCATCACGGGGAGAAGCAGAATAAACAGGACAATCAAGCGGGGGTCACCTCCTCCCGGATGATATATTTAATCGGCCTATTATACAGGTCAAGGATTCCCCGGGCTTCGGCCCGTTGCTTGCAAGCTGCGGCATCTTCCAAAGTGTTGTATAACGCGCTATATGGGTGCCATTTGTGGCCCCGGCCTCCGATTCCGGCATATACGCGATATTTCACGGCTGTTTCCTCCATTCTCCGGCGGGCGGGTCAAAAGCGGGTGATTTCCTGCCCCTCGCTGGCCACGCAGGGAAGAAATGTTCCCAGGCGGGCCGGGTCTGTAAACAGGTTATAGCCGTCAATGCCCACGAACTGGGCAATTTCCACGACGTCCCCGTGTGCGTCCTTGTTGATGTAGCGGCGCAGGGTGTAGGCTCTGCCCTCGTAGATGTACCGCCCGCCGTCCTGATAGTAGGCGTTGGCCTCGTCCAGCGTGGCGGCGGCGATCTCGTCAACGGTCATTGTCAGCCGCCCGGCGGCGTCTCTGTATCGTTTCATCGTGCGGCCCTCCGTTTAGTAAAGTTCGGCGCTCTGCTTGCTATATTCGCGCCGCGCGGCCATGTATGCGGCCCGCTGCACGTCGCTAAAGTTGCAGGCATCGAAAAACGCGTTGAGATCGTCGATATTTGCCACGCCGGAGCAGTTGCCGAAGCAAGAACACACGTCAAAATCGGCTTGCCAGTTTATACCGTATTCGTGATTAAACATCTCACGGAGAAATGCGTCTTTCCAGTATTCCGCATGATCCTTTTCGGGCTCGGCTTTTTCAAGCGTGGAAAGAAGGCTTTCCCCGATTTTCACAAAATCAGCGTCCTTTTGGTCGTAGTACGCCATAAATACGGGGCTGAAAATCATAGTTTTGATTTTCTTTTTCAGTTTTTCCCGCTCCTGATCTGGGCCGCAGAAAAACATGGAAATATGATCCCGGCGCAGTCCGTAGTAATTGCGAATGTAGTATTCTTTCGCTTGCTTGTCCTGGTAGTCACTTACGGTTTCCATTTCGTCGGCTGTAAATAGTTTCCGGCTGAGGCTGCTAAGGTAAAATTCCTGGAGTTCGTCGCGGCTCTTGTCCTTATGGTGCAACTCATAATCATTTGCATATTTGATGTGGTGGCCGTCTGCGAACACAAGCACGGAATATCCGAAATAGCCGCCAAAGTCCACAAAATAGACTTGATGCCCCTTGACGGAGGCGGTCTCAATAGCCATTGCTGCGGCTTGCTCCTCTGTCAACGCTTCAATATCGCGGATCGTGTATTCTTTCGTTGCAGTGTTTTTCATTTATGTTTTCCTCCTTGTCATGGAGGGCGGCCCGTGGTATAATGGGCGTGCCCTGGTTCTGTGGTAGGTTCTGGGGTTCTTTTGCCCTGGTCACTATTGCGAGTAGTGGCCGGGGCTTTTATTTGTCAATGATGTAGTACGGAGTTACTTTCCCGTCGGTTGCTTTGGCCGTATTCTTAGCGGCCTCCTCTGTGGCGTACCATCCAATGGTAACGCCGTCTTTTTGCACTGCGTATATATCGGGCTGCATTCTTTTTCCTCCCGGCCTGTGGCCTGTATTGTTTGGGTTCTGATGCCAGTATAATTCAACGTTTGTTATATGTCAAGATTAATTTTATAATTTTGTTATATTTTTTTCTACATTAAATGCACTAATTGTTGCAACAAATATTCTTTTTGTTCAATTTTGCTTTGCGGTACTTCTTAATATCATATATAAGGGGCATCGCTAACCGGACACCCCCGGGGGATAGGCCGGAGCCGTCGTCCCCCTACCTCAGCCACTCTACCACCGAAAATAACAAAAAGCCCTTGACAATTCAACAAACGTTGATTATAATGTAATTGTAAGATAAAATTCAACGGGGGTTATAATATGGGATGGAAAACACTTGGGCTAAAGGAAGCAATAAAAGAAATGTTGCATGACAGCGGGATGACGCAGAAGGGCGTGTGTGAAGCTGCTGGGTATAAGTCTGTTGGGAGTGTTGCACAGCCATTAGCGAGAGGTGACATTAAGATTTCGACATTGTTAAGATTGGCTGATGCAGCTGGATTTGACATTGTGCTTGTACAGAGGAGCAATTTAGAAGGGTATAGTCCAATTAAAATTAAGCCGAACGATAAAAAAGAAGAATCCTAAAAATCCGCGCAAAACAAAAAAGGAGATGATGCTCCTTGGAAGTAAGGAAGGATTTAACAGGGCAACGGTTTGGCCGATTGGTCGCTATCCGACCCGTCAGAAAGCGGGCGAATGATGACCGGCATACAATGTGGTTCTGCAAGTGCGATTGTGGTAGTGTAGCGGTTATTTCTACAAATAATTTAATACAGCAGACGGTTTCCTGCGGATGTGTGTCAAGAGGGCCAAAGATAGATGATACGGTTAGGGCGGTTTGTCCTGGATGTGGGGAAAAGTTTGATATTGAATTGAACGGACAAAAAACTCCACAATTCTGTCCCGATTGCTCAAGAATATATACAGGTAATAGCTGGAAGGTATGTCCTGTTTGCAGAAAACTATTCAAATCGTTTCCGAGCGCAAAAAAGATGACGTGTTCGGAAGACTGCAGCAAAAAATGGGGGAATTATATAAGAACCGGGAGAAGGTTCAAGTGGAGTGAAAAATCAAAGAAAGCGGCGCGAGAAAGCGGGCTTTGGGACGATATGGACGAGGCTGCGGCGCGGGCGAGGGCACGGAAAGTTGGAGACCCCAGGTTTGAGCGGACAGAAGAAAACATAACATCAAAAATATGGGTTCTTGTAGATCCATCTGGGAATGAACATATAGTTCGGAATTTGAAGCTATGGGCAAGCGAAAATTATGAAAAGTTTGGGAAGGATGACTCTGAAAGGTCTATCAAACAAATAGCGCAAGGGTTTTATATGATTGCATTATCGTTAAGAGGGAAGAAAGCACCTCCAAGACTAACATACTTTGGTTGGACATTGAAGGATTTGCCAAGAGAACTGGAGGATGATAAAGATGGACTGGATCAAATGCACTGATAGGATGCCGCCGGATATGGAGCCGGTAATGGTGACGGTAAGAGTCAATGATGGAGGAAAGCAGACCTGGGTTGATGCCCGATACAATCCAGAGTACAAAGAATGGGAACAGCTTGCGGATGCTGTTGGAGATTACTGGGAAGGGCTTGGAAAGGATTATGAAGTAACTCACTGGATGCCGTACCCGGAACCGGCGGAAGATTGAATAATTGTAGTGCCAAGTGCCTCTCCAAATGGAGCGAACAGTGCCAAGTGCCTTTTATCTTACGGGATAGGAGGCACTTTTTTCATGTCGAAAATGTATTTGAGTGAGGAGCAGGAAAAGGAACTAAACTTTGTTGACAGGCTTGGGCTTGCATGTTGTAGATTAAATTCATGGGAATGGGATGATATACTGGGGCCAAAACCCGATGGATTTGACGAATTACCGTGGTACGACAATAGAAAGCTCAAAAGATTTAGAAAGAAAATTAAAACAAAGTCAGATTATTTGCTTCCAATGATGCACGAGATAGAGTCGATGATTGGAGAGGAAAGCACAAGTAGATGCTGGTGGAAATTTGTTCTGGGAGAAACAGAAGAAGCATGGGAGCAATGGTATCTTACGAGAGGAAGAAAATATGGATATTAAAACTCTAGTAGACAAGGCATTCGAGCGTGACCTATCTGACCCGTCGGCTCTGAACGATGCCTTTGATGTGCTCAGGCTTTTGGAGCCGGAAGATTTTGCACTGGCTCACAAAAGAAACAAAGAGGTACGGCAGCTGTCCGCAAAATTCGCTGCAGAACAAAAAAACCTCCGTATGTTCGAGCTGAACAAGCGGAGTCTGCTGTTTGATGCACCGTATGATTTTGACTGCTTTCTTCGTTATATTGAGTGGAACAGGCCAAATGACAAGCGGTTTTATTTGCCACGGAGGAAAGTTCTTCTCCCCATCGTAAATGCGTTTCAACAAGTGGCGGACGGAGAACTGGATTTGCTAACAGTCAGCCAGCCTAAGAGAACTGGAAAGACCACGCTCGGATTAATGTTCGTTCTGTTTCGCGCAGGTCAACACCCTGGAGGATCTTCAATCTGTTCCGGTGCCGGGAACGATCTGGTGAAGTCCTTCTATACTGGATGCTTGGACATTCTGCAAAAGCCGGAGGAGTATCTGTACTATGATGTGTTCCCGAAAGCGAGACTTACGGCTACTAACGCGGATGAAAAGACTATTCACCTCGAAAAGAAAAAGCGTTTTGCTACGATCACTTGCCGGAGTATTGATGGTGCTCTGACTGGCTCCACGGAATCTACGCCGGAGGGCGTAATGTACCTGGATGATCTTGTTTCTGACGAATTGGAGGCCAATAACAGAAACCGCCTTGACACATTGTGGGATAAAGTGCGCGGCGATTTGCTGGGCCGTCGTTTGGAAGGGTGCCCGATTGTAGCGCAGGGCACACGGTACAGTCTGTATGACCCCTTGGGCCGCTTACAGGAAATTGCTCCTACAATGGGGTGGCGCACAAAGGTTGTTGAAATTCCGGCTCTTGACCCAGTTACCGACGAAAGCAATTTTGAGATTATCTTGAATGGGAAACCAGCGTTTACGACGGAATATTACCGACATGAGCGTGAACTGGTGACACCTGTTCAGTGGGCTAGCCAGTTCCAACAGGAGCCATTTGAGGCAAAAGGATTGCTGTTCCCGGAGAATGAATTGAATCGCTATTTTGAGTTGCCGGTAGATCAGGAACCAGATGCCATTATCTCTGTATGTGATACCGCAGAGGGCGGCGGAGACAGCGTTATGATGCCCATTGCATATATCTATGGGGAAGATGTGTTCATTGAGGATTGCGTTTTTGACAACGGCACTCCAGAAGTCACAAAGCCACAGTGTGCTAAGAAGCTGGTAGAGCACAAAGTTTCGGTTGCCACTTTTGAGAGCAACAACGCAGGAACATATTTTGCCCGTGATGTTGAAGAGATGGTAAAGAGAATTGGTGGTCGTGTGAGTATTAGAACGAGGCGTACTATCAGCAACAAGCAGACGCGAATCGAAATGGCGTCTGATGGTATATTGAAGCATTTCTACTTCAAGGACAAATCCTTATATAAGCTGTCTGACCAATATGGACAGATGATGCGTGAGCTGGTGACATATACGAGAACAGGCAAGGTGAAACACGATGACAGCCCTGACGGATTAAGCCTTCTTGAAAATGAAATTCGCAACCTAACATGGGGAAAAGCGGAGGTGTTCCGGCGCCCATTCTAAAAACACAAAATATTGTATATAAATATATTGATTTATCTATATATTGTGGTATAATATATATGGAATAGGGTACTTGCACTATACAATCTTGTCTTTCACCTCCTTCACACAACATATGGGGTGGTGGCGAAAACCACTGCCCCTGCTGTGTGGAACTCTATGCCCTTGTAGCTCAGTAGGTAGAGCGGCCCAGGAATATGGGTGATTGAAGCGTCGCCGGTTCGAGTCCGGCCGGGGGCTTGGCAACCCGCACCTTTCGCGGCAGCCAACTTAAACCGCCCCCTTGTGAAACCTCCTCACAATCCGGGGATAGGTGTGTAACCTGGGGGTAATGCGCAGGGAGTGCCTTTCGAGGCTGGCCCTGCAAAGCAGACCGCTCCAAAGGCCACGGAGCTGACTGTGGAAAGACACTATACCGGGAGCCTATAGCGTCTGATGGCTCCGGAGAAGGGACATGATGCCCGCCTGTCATGGAGGCGGAAGCGGTGGCAGCTATGACCTGCCACGGTGTGCCGACACGGAGAAAGCGGCTGCGCCCGGCGGAGCGTGTAGAGACGGAATCCGCCCCAGTGGACCGGCCCAGCGGCATTGTGACGCTGTATTCTAGATGGCTGGACCACAAAGCGCTGTCCCGCTGAAAACTGCCCGTTGTGTCCCAGCGGAGAAATGATCTCCCGCACATAGCGCGAAGTGTCGTCGCTCACCGTTCAGGTGTCGGATTGCAACGCGATAGGGTATGAGAATTTAAGCGAGAAGCGCGCACATGCCTCTCCTTGCCGCATGAGGCGGGCGGTGGCACCAACAGCGTTCCGGAGTATGCCGGGGTGTATTCACCAGAGAAACGATTTAGATACTCGGTAGCGGCACCGGGCGCTGTACCATTGAGCGGTGGCGGAATAGGTAGACGCAAAATGGCACAGAGCCAGGGAGGGACCGCAGCATGATCTTCTGGATAGCGCCAGTTATATATCATGTACCCATGTGAGGTGCAAATCCTCACCCGCTCAAATATGTCGCAGCACGATGCAGCCTAAATATCAGGGCCGAAGGGTCGCGCCCTCCATGCGGCAGAGCCGACAGTCATAGTGTCGGGTAAAAAAGCGGTGGTAGCTATGACCTGCCCCGAAATGTATTGAGAGCTTACCGAGGGTTTAGATGCTCACAGGATGGTGACCGAATCCCAATTCCATCCACAACCGCGCTATCCTGCTGAAAATTGCCGTGTTTGCCTGTGCACGGGCCTCCCAATATGGTGTGACAATTAAGCGGGAAGCGTACATAAACGGCCAGATAGCTCAATGGCAGAGCGGGCGGCTTTGACCCGCAGGATAGTGGTTCGACTCCACAGCTGGCTACCAGAATTGCGGCGTATCTCTCCGGAGTACGCTTGCCGGGGCGGATGCGTCCAAACCGGCTATATGTTGCCGTGCAGTTGCGAGAGACGGGAGAGGTGCCAAAGACCGAAAGGAGTCGTCCATTGAATGAAGATTGACATTTATTGTCCTGTTTGCGCTGCCGCCGGTATCAATCATGGCAAAGGGCGGCTTTTGATGCAGGTGGATAGCAAGGCAGTTGGTATTGTTTACCCATACTGTAAGGCTTGCAAGAAGAACATTAAAATCGAATTGAAAGGCGAAAAGAGCGCCTGAGAATATATAGTTTAGTGCCAAGTGCCTCCGGGCAATGCCTGGACGAAGCGTGCCAAGTGCCGATCAGTTACCGAGGATTCCTCGGTAGTTGGTCGGCATTTTTGTTTGTCTGGAGGTGACAAGGTGACTGAAAACGATACTGTTCGGGCTATATCCGAATGGCCGGTTAACGGTCTAACGGGTCGGCGCAAAATCTACACCGCAAAAAAGAAAGTCACCCCAGAAAACGTGGTGGAGGTGCTGGGCAAGGCGCTGGCCGTACATCGCATGAACAGGGCAGAAATGTCCTATTTGTATGACTATTACAAAGGAAAACAGGACATCCGCTTAAAAGATAAAATCGTCCGCCCGGAGATCAACAACAAGGTGATGATTAATCGGGCGAACGAGATCGTGGTCTTCAAGTCTGCTTACCTCCTGGATGGCCCAATCCGCTATGTGTCCAACGGTGGAGAAGATGATATTTCCGCCAGTGTGAACACGCTCAACGAGTATATGCGATCTGAGAGCAAAGACACTCTCGACAAGGAGCTGGCCGACTGGATGCACATCTGCGGTGTTGCGGCCCGCATGGTCCTCACTGACGAAGCCGGAGAGGAAGACGGGTCCCCGGCATCCATATATACCCTTGACCCAAGAGCGGCGTTCTGCATCTACCATAGTGGTGTGGGGCAGAAAAAGGTCGCTGGTGTGTTGGAACAGGTAGACGAAGAGGGACAACCATACTTCTGTGTTTACACTCCTGAATGGTATTTCGAAGTGCAGAACGGCCAGATCACTAAGCAGGAAGCCCGTACAATTCCATATATTCCGATTGTTGAGTATGTGAACAACGATGCCCGCATGGGTGCGTTTGAGCCGGTCATCCCCATCCTGAACGCAATCAACATGATTGAGTCAAATAGATTGGACAGTATTCAAGATTTCGTCAACGCCTTTGACGTGTTCCAAAACTGCGAGTTAGAGGACGGCCAATATAAGGAACTGGCAAAGGGCGGCATGGCAATTACGATCAAGAGCGTTCAGCCCGGCATGGAAGCCAAGGTCTACCGCATTGCCTCTGAGCTGAACCAGACCAACACACAGACCATTGTGGACGACCTAGAGGACGCTTACCTGACCATCTGCGGTATGCCGAACCGGAATGGAGGCTCTTCTACCAGCGACACCGGGCAGGCAGTCATTTACCGGGACGGCTGGTCTGCTGCCGAGAGTCGGGCCAAGGACACGGAAAAGACATGGGAACGGTCAGAGAGGGAATTCCTGCGATTGGTGCTGTATATCTGCCGGGAGACTGGCGATTTAGGCTTGCAGCTATCCGACATTAAGCCGGAGTTCACCCGCAAAAACCTGTCCAACATCCAGTCCAAGGCGCAAGTGCTGGCGGAAATGCTGAATAACAGCAAGATTCATCCGAAGTTGGCGTTCCAGTACAGCGGGCTATTCAGCGACCCAGAGGAGGCTTACCGTATAAGTTCCCAATATGCCGAGGAACAGCAACGCAAGATGGAACGGAGTTTGAGAGATGAACTGAATACCAACAGGGACACAAATATAACTGTGGAGGAAAGAAACAATGATGTCTCCGTTTCGGAATGACCCGTTCAGCATGGTATATCAAGCATTTCAGAACCTTTATCCTGGAAAAGAGTGCGAGTGCTACTTTGAGCCTGACTTGAAAGCAGACGATGGAGACAAGGCGTATGGTCTCACAAATTTCTGCGATGATGGAGAAATTCAAATTTTAGTAGACCCGAATGTGGACATTGAAAACGCAACAGAAATTTTTGCACACGAACTTGCGCATGTAGCCGTTGGATATGACGCTAAACATGGCCCGGAATGGGATTCCGCTTTTGATGCAATTCTCGATGAATACAACCGCATAGGGGATGAACTGTTTGGAAAACAAAAACCCTTATGACCTCACTGACAAAGCCATCGATATTTTGAACAGGAGGGCGGTCAAGCGATTTGAGGACGCCAAAGATGAAGCGGCGCAGAAGGGCTTTGATGAACTGTCCGTGCTGTCCATCACTCGTGAGCTATATGACCAACTGGAAGCTGACAATCGCCAAGTGTACTTGGAACTGGCGCAAGAGCGGTATCAGGAGGCCGAACCACATGGAGAGGAACCGCCTGGTTTAGCGTGGCTGCTGGCTTTACTGGCGGCGTACAACTCTGTGACGAAAGTCATTTATGACAACGATGTTGACCGCAAGAGGCAGTACACCGCTGAGGGCATCAATTCCAGCACGGCGAAGGTGACAGAGTTCCGGCGGGGGTTGCACTACTGGGCCGACCTGAGCGCTACATACGGGGACATCGTGACCGATGAATCCACCCTGAAAGCCTACCGTGATGCCGGGGTGAAAAAGGTGCGCTGGGTGACTGCCGGGGATGAAAAGGTGTGCGAAACCTGCCGGGAGCGAAATGGGAAGATTTATTCCATCAATTCGATGCCGCCGAAACATAGACGATGTAGGTGTACTTTTGAACCTATAAAGTAGGAGGAGATATAAATGCGCGATATTTGCAATGAGCATGAGAACAAAATTGATGTAGAAACATCATTAAGACAAGAGCGCGAGTGTCTTCGCGCACACATTAAAGAATCCGAAGATGTTGCCAGTAAACTCAGGTTGAAATATGAGGAAGCGCAAAAAAAGATTGAGGAATTAAATGGAAAGATTAAATTCCTCGAAGGACAAATTGAAGCATATCAGTATTGTATGAATTGTCACAGATAAAATTTGAGTGGCCAAGCCGTTTGAATATCGTCGGAGATGACGTTAAAGCGCAAGCTCACGGAGATGTGAGGATAAAAAAGCGCACAACATGGGTGCAGAGACGCACTACTTAACAAAAACGCAAAGGAGAATTTGATTATGCCTACCATCAGCACTGAAAGCATTGAAGGATTCGACAGCATGACCACCGAGCAGAAAGTGGAAGCCCTGCTCAAAGTTGAAGTCCCCGAGAGGATTGATTTGTCTGGCTATGTGAAGAAGGATCTGTTTGATAAGACCGCTTCCGAACTGGCAGAGGCAAAGAAGACCATTAAGGGGAAGATGTCCGAGGACGAGGCTGCCAAGGCGCAGGCTGACGCTGACCGCAAGGCTCTGGAGGAGAAGTACACCGAACTGCTGCGGAAGTCCACTATTGCCGAGCATACCGCCCGCTATATCGCCATGCCGGGCTATGACGAGAAGCTGGCCCGTGAGACAGCAGAGGCGTTGTTTGACGGCGATACGGAGCGGGTCTTTGCCAACCAGCAGAAGGCCAACGCCGCATATGAGAAGAAGCTGCGGGCTGATCTGGTAAAGCAAGACCCAAAGCCTGCTGGTGCTGGTGGTGGGAACGAGGAGAAAGACGAGGCCGTGGAGTTTGCCAAGAAGCTGGGCAAACAGCGAGCCGACGCCCTCAAAAATGCAAACGAAGGTTTGAAACACTACTTTTGATTGAAAAGGAGAAAAACAGATGAAGTTTACCAAGACTTCTGTTGGTGGCACCGTTGAAATTCTGGCCGCTGACGATTTTGTGGCGATCCCCATTTGTGTCACGGAAGCCGCTGCTGTCCCTGCCGGTATGCCCATGACCGCTGCGGGCAAAAAAGTAGCGACCACCTCTTATGCTACCGCTGTTGGTATGCTGCTGTATGATGTGGACCCGACCAAGAACCCCAATGGCGCTTTGTTGGTGCAAGGGGTGGTGGACAAAAAGAAGGTTGAGTCTCACGCAAGCATTACGCTGGACGATACTTTTGCTGTGCCAGGAATTATCCTGCGTGACAACATTGGCGTGAACGAGTAAGGAGGCGTACATAATGGATTTGAGAGAAGTTTTTACCCCTGCTGCGATTGCGGCCAACTGGACTGAAGTTGCCTCCAATCAGATTCCTTACCTGGGTGCTACCCTGTTCCCTGCCCGCAAGAAGGCCGGTCTCGACTTATCCTGGCTAAAAGGTTCCCGTGGTCTGCCTGTGTCCCTGATGCCCTCCGCTTTTGATGCAAAGGCAACCTTCCGGGACCGCATTGGGTTTGAAAAGTTGGAAACCGAAATGCCGTTTTTCCGGGAGGGTTACAAAATCAAGGAGAAGGACCGGCAGGAGATGCTTCGCGTGCAGGAGTCCAGCGACCCCTATGCCGCCGAGGTAATCGCCCGCGTGTTCGATGACACCCGTGATCTGATCGACGGTGCGAATGTTGTTCCTGAGCGGATGATCATGCAACTGCTTTTCCCTGAGAGCGGCAATGTGGGCATTGCGATTAAAGCAAACGGGATGAACTACACCTACAATTATGATACGGACGGTTCCTGGAAGACCTCTAACTACACCGCACTGACTAATACAGCCACTTGGGACAAGCCCTCTACGGCTGACCCCTTTGCAGCGTTCAAGACGGTTAAGGACGCTATCCGATCCAAGACTGGTACTGAGCTGACGGTTGCTATTATGAATTCCTACACCTTCAATCTGCTGGCCAAGACGGATGCAGTGAAGAACCGTTACCTGACTACCAACGGCTTGTCTCTGGGCTACCTGACTGATACTGAGGTAAAGGCGATTGTGGAGTCTACTTCCGGCCTGCGTATTGCCATTTACGACAAGCAGTATCGGGATGAGAGCAAAGTTGCACATCCGTTTGTGCCCAATGGCTATGTGTGTCTGATTCCTGACGGTGCGCTCGGTGGCACATGGTATGGCACTACGCCCGAGGAGGCTGATCTGCGCGGAGCTTCCAGCGCAGAGGTTTCCATCGTGAATACAGGTGTTGCGATTACCCGTATTCTTCAGGAGCATCCCGTGAACATCAACACCTTTGCGTCTGAAATCGTCCTGCCCTCTTTCGAGCGCATGGACGAGGTGGCTGTGCTCAACGTCCTGGGGGAATAATCGGGTCTGACACCTTAACGCTTTTCCCCGCGAGTCAGACCCTATTGGGGAAACAAGTGTCCGAACTGGTAGGCAATGATTTGATGGTCAAGGCGGATGGTTCCGTTACTGGTACATTTCATCATGTGACAGGATATACCGAGTTCAGTTCCGAGCTGGACGAACAGGAAGGCTATTACTTTCCCTTCCACCTGACTAAAACTGGGAACAAAATGACCTTCAAGAAAAACGGCTCTCCTACCAAGCAGAACATTGAATTTGACCCGGACATTATTTTCCGGGTAACCAAGAACGATACTTTTGAAGTCTTGGTAGACAACCAGAGCGTTGTGACGTTTAACTTCTCTGGAGCTACATTTGAAGGTTAAGAAAAGCGGGAGGCAGCATGAAGTTTATTCCAAATTACCGCGTGTGCTATGGAGGACGATTTTATGAAGCTGGAAATCCATTCTCTATCAAAGACGAAGACGCGGATATGATGAAACGGCACGGGACGGTGTTGGATGAACCGACGCCACCTCCCGCCGTACCGAAAAAGCCAGGAAGACCGAGGAGGGCGGATGATGGACAATCTGGCGAGGCTGAAGCTCAGAACGAATGAGCCAGACGAGGCCATTTTACGGGATTGCCTTGAAAGCGCGAAGGCGGCAATTATGGCAAGACGCTATCCATTTCAAGAATGGCCCTATGAGTTAGAGCATAGATATCTGGATTTGCAGTTCAGGTGTGCGATGGACATCTACGCGAAAATCGGCGCAGAAGGAGAAATTTCCCACAACGAAAATGGCGTAAACCGTGGATATGAGTCCTCTTGGATTTCTGAATCGCTCTTGCAGGAAGTGACGCCGCTTGCAAAAACGACATCTTGATATTGCATGGGGACAGCGGATAGCTACCGTTGGTGTGCCTACATCACACCTAACCCATTCAATATACCTATGTAGGAGGTAAATATGAAAGCATTTGTTGACCTGAAAGGTAAAAAATTCGGAAGACTTTTGTGCAAATCACAGGCTGGGAAAAATAAACGTGGAGACATCTTGTGGGAATGTGTTTGCGATTGTGGAAATATTTGTCTTGTTGCAAGTACATCTCTTAAATGCGGACGGACAAAATCTTGTGGGTGCTTAAGAGAAGAGTATTTACATGCACCAAAAGCAGGCAAAAAAACTCACGGGAAAGCAAACTCCAGATTATATGCGGTTTGGCGTGGAATGAAGCAAAGATGTAACGATCCAAACAGTGATAATTACCATAGATACGGTGGACGCGGAATATCCGTTTGCGCTGAGTGGGAGTCCGATTTTACTGCATTTGAAAAGTGGGCGATTGAAAACGGCTATGATGAAACAGCCCCACAAGGCAAGTTTACAGTAGACAGAATTGATAATAACGGGAATTATGAACCATCAAATTGTAGGCTTGCGGATATGAAGACACAATATCATAACCGAAATTTACCAAAATCCCTTAAAGAAATTGCAGAAGAACATGGGCTAACATATGATGCGGTACACCAGCGGATGAAAAAAGGAGCAAGTCTGGAGGATGCCCTAAAAAAGCCGCTACGGCAAAAAGTAAGAGTACTAATTAACGGGCAATATAAGACTGTGAAAGAACTTTCCGAGAAAAGTGGAGTTCCAGAATCAACGATATACCACAGGGTGAGAATTGGTCTGGACGGAAAAGATATTATTAGTGCATGAGGGGGTGATTATCTTCAGAAATTTAATGGTTAATTGCCAGCCAGTGTTCTATAAGAATCTCATTGGAACAGAAGAATTGGTGGATGAATTTGGTAACAGTCTCGGAAGTTACCTCCCTATCTACAGCGCATTGAAATCCGCTATGCTGTGTGTCTCCCCAAACAAGGGAAATTCCGAAGTGGAGCAGTTTGGCTCTTTGGAAGACTACGACCGGACCATGACCACAGCCGATCCAAATTGCCCTATCGACGAAAACTCCGTACTGTGGGTAGATGGGGCCGATACTGACGGCCCGTATACGCATATCGTCAAGAAAAAGGCAGTTTGGAAGAATTCTGCTCAATATGCAATAAAAAGTGTTGAAGTAAGTGAATATGAAGCAGAGCAAAAACTGTTTGATAGAAAAGCAGAGATTGAGGCGGCGATGCTAAGTGCCCAAAATCAAACTGAAGCTGCGCACGGATTCGATCAACCAGACGTTGAAGGAAGTCAAGGCGTATCAGAAGAAGGTTGATAGAGCCGGAGCTGAAATCGTAAAGGTTGCCACTGAGATGGGTGTTGAAGAGGCAAAAAACCAAGCCTTGTACATGAATGCCTATGACAGTGGAGACCTTGTAAATGGCATTGTAGCCGAGTATCGCGATGGGAAAGGCTATATCCATTCAACAGCGATGCACACGATGTTCGTGGAAATGGGTACTGGAGTAACTGGAAAGAACAGCCCTGGAAGCACTATCCCTGGATGGGAGTATGACATAAACGAACACGGGGAAGAAGGATGGTATTACTACGATAAGGATGGGAAAAGACATTGGACAAAGGGTATGCCATCCAGACCGTTTATGTATGAAACGGCAAAAACATTACGTCAGTCTATTCCGTGGATTGTGGAGGGGGTGCTGAAAGATGATTGATATTGAAAATCAGGTCTTTAGTACAATCGCAACAGCACTCCGGGCGCAATACTCTGGAATTTTTGTGAGTGGTGAATTTAATGATGTACCCGCACGTTTCCCGTCCGTCACCATCGTTGAGAGCGACAACAGCGTGCTTCAAAAAATGATGACAATCGCACCGAATTTGGAAAACGCTGTGTCGCTGATGTACGAAGTGAATGTTTATACCAACAGTGTCGGCTATAAGAAATCCGAGGCGAAAGACATCATGGAGACCATAGACAATGAGTTTTCCAAGATGGGATTCACTCGTACCATGTGCAATCCGGTGTCCAATTTGCAGGACGCCACTATTTACCGCATTGTTGCCCGGTATGAGGGCATAGCGGACAATAATTTTAGAATCTACACAAATTAAAAGGGCTGACAGTGCCAAGTGCCTCGTGCCAAGTGCCTCCCAAAAAACTTTTAGGAGGTACTATTTTATGGCAGGAATCCAACTTAGCACAGCGGGCGTTACTCTCTGGCATGCTGCAGAAGCTACCGCTGGAACGCGCCCTACAACAGGATATGAAAAGATTTCCGAGATCAAGAGCATTCCAGAGCTGAACCCGGAACCTGACAACTTGGAGACTACCACGCTTGAAGAGACGGAGTGGAAAACCTACATCCCTGGCCTGAAGGATATTGGAGGTGCGCTATCCTTTACAGCAAATCTAACCGAAAAGTCTATGGAGGAATGGGAGGGCGTTGTCGATGCCTATGATACGGCAGCCGCCGAAAATAAGGCTACTTGGTTCTGCATCGTAATTCCCGGCCTGACAAAGGCGCTATATTTTACCGGGCAGCCCTCTCCGATGGGTATGCCGGCCATGGAGGTCTCCGCTGTTCTGGAGACGACTCTTTACATCACCCCGACCGGAGCTCCCCAGTGGGCAGCCAAGCCTACTGATCTGGAAAGCATGAGTCTTGATGTTTAATAGGAGGCTATAACATATGAGCGATAATATCATCAATATTCAGGACCGGGTGCAGCCTGTTCGTGTCAATGACAACAAAACTGGCATGGCGTATGAGCTGGACTTTAGCAGAGAAAGCGTTAAGTTTGCAGAGAATCGAGGCTTTAAGGTAGACGAGCTGACAGTGTTCCCGGTGACTAGAATCCCGGAGCTGTTCTACTATGCTTTCCGAAAAAATCACAAGAATGTAGCTCGGTCTCAGACTGATGCCCTGCTGGATGGTATGGGCGGCATGACGAGCGCATTTCTGGAGCGGTTGATGCAGCTTTATAATCAGGCTGCGCTTACTCACTTGATCTCTACTGACGAGGACTCCGCAAAAAACGCGGAGGTGACTGTGGAGCTATAAAAGGCCCACAGTCGTACACAGAACTTTTTGAGGCGGATTGCCCCTACTATCTGTCCATCGGCATGACCTGGGAACAGTATTGGTATGGCGATGTATGGATGGTAGAGGCGGCCCGCAAGGCAAATAAACTCTGGATGCAGCGTGAAAATTCAAAGGCACATCTGCTTGGGATGTACATTTATGAAGCGTTGTGCGATGTGTCTCCTGTGCTGCAAGCATTTGCGAAAAAGGGGACAAAGCCAATTCCGTATCGGACAAGGCCATACGACATAGGAAATGAATCAAAGCCGCAAGCCGAGAAAGATCAAGAGGCCGAGAATGAAAGATTAAAAGCACAACTATTTTTCAGGAACTGGGCGCGAGCAACAAAGAAGCACTTTCAAGCATCCAAGTCCGGAAATAATAAGACGGCACCCGAAACAGGCACCGTCTGAGGCATTCATTACTGAGCTTTTTTCAATTCTTCAATTTGCCGGGTATGTATAGCCACCGTCTTTTCAAGATCATCCACGCGATCTTCCATAATGTCCATAGCTTCTTGCGGGATCAACTTCTTTTCAATATCGTCAAGGCGTTCTGAAAGAGCTTGGAATTTGGGGTCAAAGTAAGATTCCATCATGACCATCATGCGCCGTTCGGATTCTCTAACCTTAGAATCCATGGTGGTTATCATGCGTTGTTCGGAGTCTTTGATTTTAGAATCCACGACAACGCCGACCTCGCTGATAATATCTTCCTTTTGCTGAGACATCAATCTTGCAAGCATTTCAATGTCCTGTTCATCTAACATCCCGCTCACCTCTTGGTAGCTATTATACGGGATGACCGGATAGCTGTCAAGAAATTGAACCTTGAAAACTTAATAGAGATAGCGGAGATTTTGATTGAAAATCTACCATTTGAGAGGTTACGCATGGCGGGATATACCCCCGCCGCCTCTCCTAAATATACGAAAGGAGAACCCTCAGATGAAAGAACTTCAGGTATTCAATTCAAACGGTAAGGATGTTGTGGACAGCCGAGAAGTGGCTGAGATGGTAGAGCGGAACCACAAGGATTTACTTCGGGACATCCGGAATTATACTGGAATTCTTGAAAAATCTGCTGAGCGCAAAATTGCGCCTAGTGATTTCTTTATTCCGCATACGTATCGGGACAGTATGGGCAGAACACTTCCCTGCTACCTCCTGACAAAGAAAGGCTGCGACATGGTAGCCAATAAAATGACCGGTGAAAAGGGAGTCTTGTTCACTGCGGCTTATGTGACAGCTTTTGAAAAAATGCGAGAGAAGATCACTGACGGAAGTGCTATTCTTCCGAGAGATTATCCATCTGCGCTTCGAGCGCTTGCAGACGCAGAAGAAAAGCGCATGGTCCTTGAGGCAGAACTGGATAGGAGCAAAGAGTGGTATTCCATCAAACGAGTAGCACAGTTGAATGGAGTATCATATAAAGTTTTTGATTGGCGGAAGCTCAAATTTGAGAGCCAACGACAAGGGTATGAAGTGAAAAAGATTTTTGATGCCAATTATGGCGAAGTCAATACTTACCACATGAATGTGTGGGAAACAGTTTATCCCGAAATGGAACTTTAATTCTCCTCCTTGCCTCCTCCCTCAGATTGTGGTAATATTTGGGGGAGGAGGGGGATAGAATGGCACGGCGCAAAACGAGGACAGACGCAGATAAAGGCGTCATTGAATTACTTTGTTTCATTTTATTGCTTATTCCGTTTGGAATATATCAGTTGTGCAAGGGAATTGCTTTGATAATATCTGAAATTTCTGGACGGAGGCAGTAAAATGAAAAAGGTAGTTTCTTTTCTTTTGGCTGGACTGATGGTAGTTTGTCTAGCCGGATGTTCTGGTAATTCGGGAGAGGATGAAGAAGAAAGTAACACTTCTGAAACCTCCTCCGTAACGCCAGAGGAAGATATGCTGTCCAAGTTTGAAAATCTTGGGTTTACATCTGATGAAGCAAAAACAATGACGGATATATTTCAAAATATTGGAATATCTCAGATTGGTGAGATTACAACGGCACTTGGTACAGGAATAGACGAACTTCAAGCGTTTGTTGCTCCGGTGTACGACAGCAATCAGCTACAGGTAAACTTCACCATAGAAAACAGAGATTTATGCTATGTTGCACTTGCTGGTGTTCCTGGATATAAGCCAGAATTATATATAAGTTTCTTCGGGAAATTAAAAGTCCGAGAAGAACGAACCATTAGCATGGTTGATTTGTTTGATAGATGGGTAGATGATACAGATTACCACCAACCCATAGAAGATAGCTACTTGGCAAAAGTGGACTATGAGAATCAAGAGATCATTGAGTTAAAAGAAAACGCAATTCAATAATACTCAAACCCTCCGCTTAGAAATAGGCGGAGGGCCGTTTTATTTCTAGGCGCATCGAGGTTTCCGATATCTCTATGAAGTTTGAGGTAGCGGAATTTTATATTTTAGTGCCAAGTGCCACAGTGCCAAGTGCCGAACATTGGAAGGTGGTGGCAACATGGCCGTTAATATCGACAGTCTGCAAATTGAAATTGAGGCAACATCGAGCGAAGCTGCGAAACGAGTGCAAGATTTGGCTGACGCTCTGACCAACTTGAAAGCAGTGGCTAAAGGCGGAGCCGGACTAACGACCGTATCAAAGCAGCTTCAAGCGCTTGCGTCTGCCGCAGCCAGTTTGAACAACACAGGAATTGGAAATCTGAAAGAACTAGCACCAGCACTAAATGGTTTGTCTTCTATTCAGAAATCTAGCGGATTAAATTCAACTATCAATGCTCTCAAAAAGCTGCCGGAAGTCAGCGCGTCTCTTAAAGAAGCGGACCTTGGAGAATTTGCAACCCAAATGAATCAAGTCGCCTCTGCTGTTCGACCGCTTGCCACAGAGATGCAGAAAGTATCTAATGGTTTTTCAGCTTTCCCGATAAGGATTCAGAAGATCATCCAAAGTAATGCGGGGCTGGCTGCGTCTAATAATAAAACGGCAAAGAGTTTTGGCGTACTTGGTACAGGGATTAGCTCAGTGCAGGCAAAATTTGGTGTTTACACGATTGTATTCCGTCGTATTGCTTCAGCAATGTCTGATTGGGTTAAATCAGCAAATGACTACATTGAAAATGTCAACCTGTTTCAAGTATCTATGGGGGAGTTTTACGACGAGGCATTTGCTTATGCAGAACTTCTCAACGATAGACTTGGTATAGACCCGTCTGAATGGATGCGGGCGCAAGGCGTGTTCATGTCTATGGCAAACGGATTCGGTCTTGCCAGGAAGCAGGCGTATGATCTGAGTGAAGGATTGACTGAGCTTGCCTATGATCTGAGCTCGCTATACAACGAGGACACAGAGCAATCTATCCTTCGTTTGCAATCTGCGCTTTCCGGTGAAATCGAACCTATCCGCCGACTGGGTATTTCCATCAGTCAGGCTACCTTGCAGGAATATGCCCTTGCTCATGGGATTGACGAAAGCGTAATGTCCATGACGGAACAGGAAAAGGCACTTCTGCGCAGCCTCGTTCTTATGGAGGGCGCTGGTCGTATTGGCGCAATCGGAGATTTTGCCCGCACTCTTGAAAGTCCTGCCAATGCTATGCGGGTTTTAAGCCAGCAGATCACACAGCTGGGACGGGCTCTGGGTACGGTTCTTCTCCCGATTATCGTTCAAATCATACCTTGGGTACAGGCATTTGTCGAAGTGTTGACGGATGCGATCAGAGCGCTTGCCACTCTTGTTGGATTCACGATGCCAGAGTGGGAGACAAGTGATTGGGCAACTGGTATTACTGATGGCGCATTGGATGCGGAGGACGCTATTGGTGGAGCCACCAGTGCAGCAAAGGAGATGAAGAAAGCCCTTCTTGGAATCGACGAACTGACTATTTTGGAGCCAACCAGTGCTGGAGGAGTAGGCGGTGCGGGCGGCGGTTCTGGATGGGCGAGCGATCTTGAAATCCCGAATATTTGGGACAAGGATGCGATCAGTCAGATTCAAACACAGGCGGACGAGTTAAAAGAAAAACTTAAAGACATCTTATACAACTATATTCTCCCGATTGGCGTTGCACTGGCGGAATGGAAAATCGCTCATGGTATACTTGATTTTTTCAATAAAATAAAGGGGATAAAAGGCGAAAACTTGCTGTATAAAATCTCCTTTGCAATTTCTGGTCTTGGACTATTTTTAGACGGATGGGACAAGATCAAAGAGGCTATTGATGACATTATCAAGAATGGCCCCAATCTTACAAATGTCACTCAGTTAATCAGCGGCTTTGCAGAAGGTCTTGGAGTTGCATTTGCAGCACTCGGAAATGTAAAGTTGGGCGGTGCTTTTCTAGTCATTTCTGGATTGAGCGGTATCGTATCGAGCATTTCTGACATGGTCAACAATGGGATTAATTTTGACAATGCTACCAATCTTGTTAGAAATGTTGGTGTTTTCCTAGCTGGTATTGGACTTTGGACTAAAAACCCCATATTGACTGGCGGCGGTATGATATTAACCGGTCTTACGCTGGTTGTTCGAAATTTAGCCGATGTTATAGAGGCGTTTCGAACTGGTGATTGGAGTGGTGTCGATAAGGTTGAACTGGCGGCTGGTCTGCTATTGACTGTTGGAGGATTTTTGACAGCCATTGGCAAGATTAAAAGTGTTACTGATAAAATCGGCGCAGGCGGAGCAATCACTGGCGCTTCCGAAACCTTGCAAGATGTGTCTAATGCGGTGGGCAACAGTTCTGGAAGCGGCTTAAACGGTACCCTGAAGAATCTTGCGCAAAATCTTGGATGGGGTGTTTTGATTGTCACAGAAGTAGCTGCGGCAGCAGTTATTATTGTTGGCGCAATTGCTGTTTTGGGATATGAGTTAGAGGAAGTCGGGAAGGCATGGGAGCCGGTTATTGACAACGGTGCCACGGTTGCGGCAGGAGTCGGGCTTGGCACAACGGCTATTGCGGCTGTCGGGCTTGCCACCTATGGTCTTGGAACCTTGGGAGCAACAGCAGCTATCAATATTGGAATCGGAACCGCAATTCTGCTTGAGCTGGGTGTGGCAACCGGGTTATTCATCGTTGAAATCTGGGCTATCGGAAAGGGCCTGGATGAAATCGGGCAGGCGTGGCAACCGGTTCTGGACAATGGGGAAACGATAGCCTCCGGGATTGCGCTTGGGACATCGTTACTGGTTGGAATTGGTGTTGTGACTGCGGCACTTGGCGCAGCTACGGTTGCAAGTGTAGGTCTTCTCCCTGTTGCGATTGGGTTAGGAACTGCGATTTTAGTAGAACTTGCAGCGGCATTTGTTCTATTCACAGAAAGTTTAGTCGATGTGGCTGACGAACTGAATTTTAATCTTGCGCCCTCCCTTCGTAATTTGAACGAAACTTTACCGCAACTCACAAATGATGTGTCTGATTTTGTGGATTTTATGGGAGATTTTGCAGGTGAAATTTCTTCCTATACCGATAGCATGGGGAGCATTACTTGGGATAGTATTGTGAGCGGGTTCCAGAGACTATTTGCGGGGAATCCCATTCAAGCTTTGACTAGTGATGTAGAAGACATCACAACAGACACACGAGCCTTGAACACCAAGTTGCAAATTGCTAATCCCGAGATTGAGAAAGCAATTGACCTGACATCTGATTATATTTCACTTATGGACAGCTTAAAACTGAACATAGACGGAAGCAGCAATATAAGCCTTGCCAGCGATATGTTTACCAACTTGAAAGAAGTTGGTAAACAGTTGGTAGTTGGTTTCTCTGATGGCGTATCTGAGAACGCTTTTCTTGCCTACAATACTATGAAAACGTTCGGAACAGATATCGTTTCCAATATAAAAACAGGAATTGAAAGCGCAAAACCCGCTGTCAGGACTTCGCTAGAAAATTTATTTACAGGCGTTAAAGTAAAGGTTCCTCGATTTTCTATAACAGGCTCTTTCGATCTTGAAAAAATGTCTGTTCCCAAGATCAATGTTTCAACCTATGCACTTGGCGGATTTCCGGACCACGGCGAAATGTTCATTGCCAGAGAACAAGGCCCTGAGCTAGTGGGCCGTATCGGGAACCGGACAGCGGTAGCAAACAACGATCAGATTGTTTCAGGTATAGCAACTGCGAACGAAGGAGTTATCAATGCAATTATTGCAGCTACACAACAAATCATTTCGTCCATTGAAAATAACGGCGGAGATGTCTACATGGACGGAGACAAGGTTGGAGAACGGGTAACGGCCTATCAGAACAGACAAAACCGGATGTACGGAAAGACGCTCCAACGCGTATAAGGAGGCAAATGGATGGTACTTAAAATTGACGGAACCGACATTGCTCCTTATATCGCGTATGGAGGGCTGAAGTGGCAAAGATCAGATGTGGACGGGGAAGGCGCGGGCCGCATGCTGGACGGAACTTTGGAGCGGAACCGCATGGCAACGAAGATTCGACTGGATGTGACCTGCCGCCCGCTCAAATCGGTTGAGGCAAGTATTGTACTTTCCGCTATTATGCCGGAATGGGTTTCGGTTACATATTACGACCCGCAAATGGGGAGTACGGTTACAAAAACCATGTATGCAAACAATAACCCGGCATCCTACCTTATCAAGCATCCGGACGGAACAGAGTGGTGGAGCGGGATTACATTTCCGCTGATTGAGAAGTGAGCTATGCGATATAAAGTTGTCATTGACAATACGGAATACACAGATGCGGACATCCGGTCTGCCAATATAGAGCGACCGCTGTTTGATCAGCTTGGCATCGGAAACGCATGTGAAGCTACTTTGAAAATTGTGTTCCGGCAGAAAACAGTTATTCCGACGATGGCAAAGATGATTCCTTATGCACTGGTCAATAACCAATGGGAGCAGCTTGGCGTATTTTACCTGGATGAACGGTCTATAAAGCCGACCGGAATCATGACAGTGGTTGCCTATGACTCTATGCTGAAAGCGGACAAAATATGGGTTCCAGAGCAGTCTTTGGAGTTCCCCATGCCGATGCCGGATGCCGTTGGTGTAATTGCCGACCTTATGGGCATCCAGGTTGATAGCAGGACTGGGTTGAATCCGGCCTATACGATTGATTATCCGGCAAATGACTATACGCTGCGGGATGTTTTGAAGTTTATTGCCGTTGCGCATGGCGGAAACTGGACGATCACTCGCGAGGATAAATTACTCCTTGTGCCGCTGGTCGGAAGCATGCCTCCAGAAACAAACTATTTGGTGACGGAAGACGGGGACGCTATCACCTTTGGAGGTGACAGAATCTTAGTATGAATGGCAAGCATTACATAGGGGCGAAAGCCTTGTCTCTTACAAAGTATGAGCCAGCTCCGCCGATCAGTAAGATCATCCTCCTGCTAGATGACAACAATTATTACGAAGCAGGAGACGACACCGGAACTGTAATTGAAGAACCATGCCCTTATGCTACACAAGAAATGGCGAACACGCTTCTGGCTGCGCTGAAAGATTACGAGTATCAACCCGTGGATGCGGATGGGGCGAAGTTGACACCACTTGCTGAACTTGGAGACGGCATAACAGTTGGCGGGTTATATAGTCAGCTGACTTATCAGAATATCCGGTTTAGCACAGGGGAGGTCATGGACGTTTCCGCGCCTGGAAGCACAGAAACGCGGCACGAATATAAAACGGAAGGCGAGACTACCAGAACCTTTGACCGTAAGATTGCGGAGACCCGCTCCACGATCACAAAAACGGCGGAAGAAATCCGTCTGGAAGTGGAAAACGAAATTGAAGGTCTGTCGTCCAGCATTTCCGTTCAGTTGGACAGCATTACATCCACAGTGCAGGGGTTGAATGGACAGGTTTCCACGATTTCGCAAAAGGTGAACAACATCACACTCACAGTGCAGAACGGCACGGACCGCTCGTATATTGATCTCTCTGTGGGCGGCGTTACGGTTGCCTCGCAGGTCATTCGATTTACTGGGGATGTGGTGTTTGAGTCCAGCCTGACCGACGGCTCCACCATGATTTCCGGAGACAACATTTTGACTGGCGAGGTCTCCGCAGAATATATCCGGCTGGGCGGAGAAATGGCAGTCTATGAGAGCCTTAGTTCCAGGGCTGACCTGGGCGGCTATATCGGGTATGTGACCAGCTACGATTACAACGGCTCCCGCACCTATGGGATGGGTATGATTGAAGCTGTCAGTGAAAATCAGGTAGTTGCTACCAGCGGCGGCGTTCGTATGACCACCGATAATGGCGAGGTCGTTGTGGCAACCAATATTACACTGGACACCCGAAATGCCGTCAATGTGTACGCAAACCGCTTTACATCAGATGTGGAGCTGAATGTGACTTCTGACCGAAACGCAAAGGATGACATTCGGTATGATGTTGCCGAAAAGTATATCTCCCTGTTTGACCGGCTGAACCCAGTGAGCTTTCTCTATAAAGGGAAAGAAGCCAAGCGCCACCTGGGCTTTATCGCACAGGATGTGGAGGATGTTTTAAATGAAATCGGGATGCCGCTGGATGATTTCGCGGCCTTGTCCGTAGATGACGAGGGGCGGTATGGCCTTTCTTATGGAGAGTTTGTCGCGGTACTGACGGCGAAAATTCAGCAGTTGGAACAACGATTGAAAGCTTTGGAGGGCTGATATGGAAGAGACAAAGAAATTGATTGATGATGCGATTGCCATTCTTTCAACGCTTTCTGTGAATGGAGACGCGGTAGAAGTGATGGCAGCAGCCAAGAGCAAGCTGCGGAAAGCATCCGCAAATCTCAAGGAGGAACCCGATGGCCGATAAGAATATCAGCACACTCCCGGCAGTGGAAAGCATCGACAATGACTCCCTCTTTGTCGCGGAGCAGCAGGGAGTGGCCTCCAAAGTGACGGGCGCGCAGGTTGCGTCATTTGCCAAGGAAGCAGCTAACGCCAATGTACAAGCGGCTGTAGATGCGGCGGAAAAAGCGCAGGAGGCCGCAGAGACCGCAGAAGCGGCGGCGCAGGTAACAGCCCACCCGCCCCAGGTGAACGAGGAGACGGGCTTCTGGCAGGTATGGAACAGCGGAACCGGGGCCTATGAAGATACCACCATTCAGGCGGAGGGTCCTGTCGGCCCGCAGGGAACGTCTGTAAAGAGCATTACGCGCACCAGCGGTACCGGAGCGGCGGGAACCACAGACACCTACACGATGTACGATTCGGACGATGAAGCGATTGGAACATTTACTGTGTACAATGGCGCGGACGGCATCGGCTCCGGCGATATGCTGAAAAGCGTATACGACACGAAGAATAAGAACACGGATATTTTTACTTACGCGGACGGGATTCTGGACTCCGCGAAGAGCTACACAGATACCTCTATTCAGGCGGCGATCCTGGACAGTTGGGAGGCGAGCTATTGAGCACTCAGGGGGACAAGCTGAAAGCGGTTGCGGACGCTATTAGAGCGAAAGAAGGCAGCTCTGCCCCTATTGCTGCCAATGATTTCCCGGCGAGAATCGCGGCGATTGAGACGGGGACGCAGCTTCCAACATTGACAAATCCCGGCACGGCGGCAGATATGGCACGGGGGAAGCAGCTGATTGACCAGAATGGCGAGATTGTGACGGGGACATTAAGAGAAAGTACCGCAGGTTCCGGTTATACGGTGATAGATACGACCCCAACACTAAACAGTACCAATCTTCAGCTGGACTACACATTTGAAATGGACAGAATCATGCGAAAAGATTCGATACTTAATATGATGTGTCCAATTAGCAACTTCGGCAACGCCACTGCCGCAGACGTTCTATTTGGAAAGACCTTTACCAGCGAGGCGGGGGTAAAGGTGAGTGGTACAGGACAGTTCTTCAAGATACTTGCATCAGAAATAACGGGCTCTGGTTCCAACCAAATTCGAGTAACATATGCAGGCACCGGTTTCCCGATAGCAGTCATGGTTTATTTAAGCAATGGTGCTCCTTATGAAGATGGATCAGCTTTCATGCTTTCCATTTTTGGAACAGGCTCCGCTTTGTGTGGAAACGATTATATGATTACATCAGAAATAGAGTATTTAACCACAAGCAGTCCAACACCATCCAATTCCAGTGTCGTTCTTGGAATGACGCAGACTGGAATGCTGGATATCTTTGTCCCTTATCAGAGGACAAGCGGTACAAGGTGCAAATTTGAACAAGGCAGACCTTATCAGGTGCTCCTTTTCTATGTCTGAAACGTGAGGAGGGCGTCATGTTCCATTTACAAGCCAACAAAATATATTTGGAAGTCTGCGCAAAAGAGGGCGTGACCAGTGGTTCCGTTAATGTCTACACGGTTCGATTTTCCTTCAACTCGGATTGGGATGGCCTGGACAGGACGGCGGTATTCCACGCGGGCGACGATCAAATTTCCGTGGTGTTGGACGACTCCAACGAGTGCCAAATTCCGTGGGAGGTATTGGAGAATCCAGGACGAAACCTGTCGGTTGGCGTATATGGAACAAAGGGCGGCACAGTCGTTCTCCCCACCATCTGGGCGCAGCTGGGAGAAATCCGGGAGGGCGTGTCGCTGGGCAGCAACGCGCAGCCTCCCACACCAGATGTGTACAGTCAGATTTTAGAAGCCGCCGAACAGGCGGAAAAGATTGCGCAGAGCGTGCGGGATGACGCGGATGCCGGAAAGTTTGACGGAGAACCAGGCCCGGAGGGGCCACAGGGACCGCCCGGAGATGGAGTGCCGGAGATTACCCCAGAGGACGAAGGAAAGTTTCTGGGCATTCTGGACGGCGCTGCGGAGTGGATTCTGGGCGGCTCTGGGTCTGGCAATGTATCATCTCCGGAGATATCAGTGATTCGTGTGATGGACAGGCAGGAATATGAGGAGCTTCCCATAAAGAACCCAACCACGCTCTATCTGATTCGGGGGTAGCAAAATGATTTATGCAGGAACAGAGACCATAGAGACCTTGATGCTGGGAGAGATGGGGATTAAAACCATCATGGCCGGCAGCGAGAATGTTTATGAAAGGCCAGGGGCCTATGTATATATCCAACTTGACACAAAGGAGAGTCAGTAAATGGCAAGCTATTTTAACCTAACTCTTGATACTACCGCACCGTCTGGCCTAACACTGCAAATCAATGATGGAGCACTGTATGCGACCAGTACAGCGGTAAAGCTGACTATTGGAGTCAGCGACGAGCAGACCACCGGCTACCAGATGAAAATTTGGGGAATTGATGGTGTTGCGGAGGAAGCGTCCGCCAGCTGGGAGACCTTCGCCACCAGTAAGAGCGTCAACCTGACCACCGGGGACGGCCTCAAAACCGTACACATCAAGGTTCGTGACGATGTGGGCAACGAGAGCGCCGAAGTTACCGACGATATTACCCTCAACACCGCTGTTCCCGTGGTCACAGTCACCGGCCCGGACAAGAGCAAGATTTCCAAGATTACGGGCTTCAACACCTCCATCATCAACTTCACTTCCGACGTGGAGTTTGACGAGTACAAGGTTTGCGTGGTTCCTGCCAATTCCAGCGAGCAGGATGCGGGCACACTGATCCCCACCACTGGCGGCTCCATCAACACCAGCGGAAACGAGGGCAATTATCCCGCCACCACCAATATCCAGGTTACGATTAACGGAACCGATTTGGAGAGCGCGTCTACCGGAGACGGCGTGAAGATTGTCAAGGTCTTCGTCAAGACCGCCGCAGGCATTTGGAGCGTGGCATAATGGCGGCCCCAAAGCTGACATTTTCTATTTCCGGGGAAAAGGTCTCCGCTGTGTCTGGCTTTGATTATATCATTGTGGCGTTTCAGTCGGATATTCCCTATCAGGCGTTTGAGTGTCGCGCTACGAAGGCTGGGGAGGAGTACGGCGTGGGGAAGGGGGCGCTGATCGCGTCCTTCTCCACCACCCCGGCGAACACACAGCGGAGTTTCGAGGTGTATGACGATTACCTTGTTCATGGAGACGGGAACTATCGAATTTCCCTCTTTGCACAGGGGGAAGACGGAAGCTGGAACGACAACTACTATTATATTCCTGTTGGCAGCACAGCCTACATTACCGCCGATGGGGAGCCATATCTCTGCATGAGGGAGTGATCATATGCCGACAACAGATGGATATAACGGGGCCTACACGGGACCGGAAATTGACAAGGGAATCGCAAGAGCGAATCAGGCCGTTACGGTTCCCGGAAGCGGAACGGCTTCTATGTCCGAAACCCTCGGCTCCGGCCCATACACGATTGAGTTTACGGAGGAGGCTGGTTCTGGGGGAGGAAGTCTCCCAGACGGCTCCGCAGGGCAAATTCTTGGCTATGTCGAGGATAATGTTGTAGGGCCGATCATGAGCAAGCGTGATCTGCTGAGCGCTGAGACGGCGGAGATATATAACCAACTGCCTTTATCCTGGAAAATAGGCACTCTTGGCACAACTGCAGTTTGCGAAGGCGTTGCATATGGAAACGGGATGTTCGTGGCGATTTCCAGAGCGAACACAATAGGGGCATTTGTGAGTACAGATGGCATCACATGGATGCATGTAGCATTTCCAGTAACGTTTGACGCGCGAGCGGTTGCATTTGGAGCCGGCAAATTTGTTATAACAGGTAATACTAATATCGTCCTGTACAGCGAGAATGGCACAAATTGGTCGCAGGCAACGATGCCTTATTCTGGGTTGTTTGAAAATTTATGTTATGGAAACGATAAATTTGTTTCATTTTTTCTTGACTCGAACACTACCCGTTTTGTGTATAGCCAAGACGGAATTACATGGACTTCCGGCGAAACTTTCAGTTATATTCCTTTATATGCGCTTGGTTATGGTAATGGAAAATTTATTGCTTTTGATACAGCGCCTTATTACAGCACAGATGGAATTAGTTGGGCGAAAGGCACCGCAACAGGAGGCAGCGGTAATATTAAGCGCGCGATTGCTTATGGTAACGGAAGATTTGTAGCGGTTGGTAATAGCGGGCAAGCAGCATATAGTGAGGACGGGATTTCCTGGTCCAATCAGGACGCGCTTCCTACAAGTGCTACCTACACTGTATTGACATTTGGTGATGGGCAGTTCGTTACCGCCAATGAAAATGCTTTTGCTTACAGCAAAGATGGAATCACGTGGGCTACTGGCACACTTCCGGCTTCAAAAACATGGACACAAATAATCTATGCAGACGATAAATTTCTTGCAGTTTCCAGATCTAGTACAACATTTTATTCTCTTCAAAAGCGAGAATGTAAAACCCCAGATGATGCATTTTTTAACTTGGCTGTCAGCCTTGGGGTGTATGTTGATAGTACGCAAAATCAAGAACAGGAAACCACATTAACCTTAGATATGCTGGCAGACCACGAAGAACGCCTGTGTATGCTGGAACTCACCACCCTATGATGAGAAAGGAGAAACCCTATGTCTACAGTATACAATCTTTGCAAGCTGTTGATTGACCGGGGCCGGACGGAAGGCCTGCAGGAGAAGATGGACGTGTATCTGGCGGCGGACAGGCTGACCCCGGAGGAGTACAGCGTCCTGAGCGAAACGCTGACTAAGGCAGGTGGGTAAACAATGGCAATCAAAGTAAATGGAAAGCTGGTGGCAGGGGCTGGTAAATCGGCCTATGAGTCCGCTCAGGATGGCGGCTATACCGGCACAGAAGATGAATTTAATACAGCGCTTGCGAATTCAGTCACCGTAGATGGCGGGGGCGTAATGTCCATGAATGAATCCTTTGGCGCCGCCCCGTTTACCCTCACCTTCACAGAAGATGGCGAGAATGATGTAAGCGCCTCCGAGATCACCTATGACAACACGGAGTCCGGTATGGCGGCCACCAATGTACAGGACGCCATCACGGAACTGAGTACAGCGCCAAAAGGAGGCCCCGGCGTCCCGGTTGGCTCTGTATTCTGGCTGGCGACACAGACAGCGCCGGAGGGGTACTTAATTTGCGACGGAAGTGCGGTCAGCCGTACAGAATACGCGGACCTGTTCGCGGCGATTGGGACCACATTTGGGACTGGCGATGGAAGTACGACCTTCGCTCTTCCAAACTTACAAGCGGCTTTCATTCGTGGAGCTGGGTCTCAGGACGGATATTCTGCGACGTTTGGTGAGAAGCAGGAGGCGACTTATATAGAAACCGCTTCTGACGATAAGCGAATTCTAAAAGAACCCATAAGAAATGAAGATAAATGGAGTCCAAATACTTCCAAAACTTCAAATAAAGTTGATGGAACAGCTACTGCTTATACTTATAAGTCTTATTTCCGTCCGTACAACATCGCCCTAACCCCCATCATCAAGTATTAGGAGGTCTCTATGGCACTCTACGTAAACGGAAAAAAAGTGGCCGGGATTGGTCTTCCCGGCAAATCAGCTTATCAGTATGCGGTGGATGGGGGATATACGGGGACGGAGGAAGAGTTTAATACATTGCTGGCAAATGTTTCCCCAGCTCCGAAAGCCGTTTCTGTGGTTTTGCGAGGCTGGCATCCGAGTTTAGACACGGAGACAAATAAAACATATTATGAATGTATTGTAACTGTTCCAGGAGTCCTTGCCGACGAGACAAAGCAGCTGATTACGCCTGCGCCCGCTCTCGCCTCGCAAGCCGCTTACCTCGATGCAGGAGTCCTTTGTACCGGACAAGCTGCCGATAGTCTTACCTTCACCTGCCAGACGGTTCCAACAGGGAATTTGACAGTGTATGTGGCAATAACTGATGTTAAAAGCTAAGGAGGACACATGATAGCGAATCAGATGATCATTGGTACATCTCTTCCGGAGCTGTCTAATCCAGCAACAGCGGAGAATCTAGCCGCCGGAAAACAGGCCATAGATAGCAACGGTGAAATAATCACTGGCACAGCAGAAGTTTGTGATATGCTTGCAAACCTGGGAACCGCTACTGCGGCAGATGTAACGAGTGGAAAGACATTTACAAGTGTGTCCGGTGTTAATGTTGTGGGCACATTATCTGTTAAAGCGCCAGCCGTGAAAAGGATCGCGATTATAAACGACGGTATATCTAATAATATTAGTATATATCATACAAGTTTGAACGCGGGAAATCTTATTGTAACTAGTGTATTAATAACACCTAACACAGCAAGTGGGACTACATTCAGCGCAGTGCAGGGAACCTTAATTTTTATGCGATATAGCTCATATCTGACATTATCAGGAAATGTTACCGATATGAACGCCCCTGGCTCTGATGTAAGAGTATACAAAGTAACATGAAATCTCCATGGCGTAATGTCCATACATTTTCAACAAGCAAATCACACAGGCTTTTTCATAAAAAGCGAGATCAAGTATGCGCGTCAAACCTTAAAGGTCCAGTGGCTTCCCAGTTTTCCAGTCCCGGACCGGTTCGTGGGCAACCCATGCAGTTTCCCCGCAAAAGGAACAGGGATGATGCCAGTCCCAAGAACCCCATATATTGGAACCATCTGGCGGAGTAAAAGGGGCCATTCGTCCGCACTTTGAACAGATCACAGTAACTTTATACAAATCCATATCCATATCATCACCTCAAAAAGATTATACCATAGATAGGCGGTGCTGCCCATGAGTAATGAAAAATGTATCATAGACCCACAGCGGGATTGTTTGGGCCTGCAAAAAGCGGACATGTTGGAAAAGCAGATGGAGAAATTGCAGGAACAGGCAAGAGACACCCACGGAAAACTGTTCGACCGGATTCGAGACCTGGAAAAGGCAGAAGCCGCCCGGAATGAGCAGTATGACAATATCATGGAAAAGCTGGACAAGCTGATCGCATGGCAGGAAGCGGAACAGCAAAAGCCAGGAAGACAATGGAGCGATATCAAAAGCAAAGTGGTTGTCGCGGTGCTTTCCTCCATTTTGACAGCAGCGGCACTCGCGGTTCTAAACCTGATTGTCCCCTAATCAACAGTTTGTTATTAACCGGCACAGCCGGAAAAAGAAAGGAAGTACATATTATGAACAAGACCATCAACGACATCATGGAGCAGTACAAGGCCGGTAAGATCACGGTGGAGGAGGCCAACGCGAAGCTGAAAGAGGCTGGCGCGAACTTTTCTCTGGACCCGAACAAGAACCCTGGCGGCGGCTGGACGAAGGAGGAAATGGAGCAGGGCTTTACACCTGCTACTGGTGAGCATGTGGTTTATCCGGATAAACCCGACCTGTCCCGCCGTAAGGAGCTGGCTGGTCAGGTCGTGGAGCAGAAGACCAATGCTGGCAGGTTTGATGTGACCTATGACGAGCTGGGCTACGCGGTTAAGGCGACCCGGAAGTAAGAAAAAAGCCACCCATCCAGGCGGCGAAGATTGACACAAAGCGGCGCTTTTGGTAGAATAAACCTGCCTTGAAAAAGGCCCTGGGCGCTGTTGTATACGGCGGTTAGCCACTTCCCTGTAGAGGGGAGGTGATGCGATTGTGGGACGCCTTCTGGCGAAAATCCTTTGGATTTTAGTGTGCGCGGTCTTTACGGCCTACATACTGACCATAAAAGCGTGTTGACCGCCCGGCTGCTACCCGAGCGGTCAACGAGAGTTGAGCGTATGAGGGGCTAACCGTCAAACAACAGCGCCCTTGTACATTCATTATACCAAATCAAGCCGCTTTGTCAAGCACGACAGGGCGGCTTTTGTGCTGCCCGGAAAGGAAAACACATGGAGCTTTTGAAGAAACGGCTGTCAAACCTGCTGGCCGTCAAGAGCATTGTCACGGTAATTCTCACGGCGGTGTTCGCCTACCTGACCTGTACCGGCGGCGTGACGGCAGAGCAGTTCCTCACCGTATTCACCGTGGTGATCGCATTCTACTTCGGTACCCAGGCCGAAAAGCGCAACTCCGGGAGTGGTGGAAATGCCTGACCATCTGGCGGTAACAATCCCCCTGAAAGATATCCAGCGCATCCAGCTCTACATCAACACCGCTCGCCGGTCTCTCTCTCAAATTCAGAGGGAGACCGGGGCGGATTACATCCTCAACGGCACGCTCTACAACATGAGCACGTTTGTACCTAATTGCCACCTGAAAGCAGATGGGAAGGTACTCTGCAAACCGGCTTACACAGTCTCCGGCTACTCCTGGAATGATGGGCCGGACATTTCTATGGACACGCTGCCAGACGCCTCTCAGCGCAATTATATCACTTGCACACCGCTGATTGTTTCCGGAAAGCCAGTCTCCAAATTGATCTATGACGAGGGGCAGGGCGGCAAACGTGGGCGCTCTGCCATTGGCGTCAAGGACGGCTCTGTGGCCCTGTACTGTACGAGGGACGGAGGGAGTCTGACCCGGACGCCGGAATCGCTCAGGGACGATTTGGCAGCGGCAGGATGGGATTCCGCGGTTATGCTGGATAGCGGCGGCTCCAGCCAGTGTTATTTCAAGGGCGAGGCCATCCAAAGCAGCAGAGCCGTGCATGATTTGATTCTGGTCTATCTCAAGAAAGGGGAGACAACTGTGGAGAAAAAGAAGGTGGTCCTGGACCCAGGCCATGACGCGGGAAATCTCGCCAACAAAAGCCCGGACGGAACCTATTATGAGCATGAGTTTGCCCTGGACATGGGGAAACGCATTCAGAGCATCCTGGAGCGGCATAGCGTTGCTGTCACCATGACCAGGACTGGCGGCGGGGAAGTCAGCCTTGCGCAGCGGTGTACGATTGCAAACGCCATCAAAGACCTGGATTTGTTCGTGAGTCTGCACAGCAACGCCGCTGGAAATGGAGGCTGGTCCTCTGCCTCCGGTTGGAGCGCATATGTCTACAAGACCAGCGGGAGCGGCTATGAGGCAGCAAAGGATATCCTGGAGGCCGTCAAAGACGCCGGAATTACTGTCAGGTCTACACCGATTGTGGCGGACTCGTCGCTGTATGTCTTGAAAGGCACCGTGGCTCCGGCTGTTCTGATCGAGCATGGCTTCCACACCAATCAAACAGACACCGCAAATCTCAAAAACTCCGCATACCGGCAGAAACTGGCGGAAGCGGAAGCAAAGGGCATCCTGAACTATCTGGGGATTGCCTGGAAGGAGGAAACTGTGGACAATCCTTCTGAAAGTGATCTTGCGGTCCAGTGGGTGCAGGAGAACGGCATTATGCTGGGCAACACGAACGGCGACATGATGCTGGACAGTCAACCTACTCGGAGACAGATTGCGATTATGTTTTATCGTTTCGCAAAGTGGATCGGAAAAGTTTAATCGAAGGGACGTGAAATTGTGGCAGCTGCCCGTGTCAGATTACCGGATAGCCTGGATGGCCTGATGCGCTCTCAAATGGAGATGGCTATTCGGGAAGCTAACCTTGGAAACGATGACACGGACATTGCTAAACGCTACTTGATTGATCAAATCCCGCAGATTGAGATTGCCGCGGAGTTCGGATGGGAGCGCTCTACGATTAGCCGCAGGATTTCAAGAATCCTTCTAAAAGTAGAAAACGCCGCAGATAAATTAAAATATTTTTGAAGAGGTCCGTGGAATCTTAAGATTCCACGGATTTTCTTTGGCGAATAGAATACAATATTGCATAGTGGCGTATACTTTTTTATAAAGCCCAAAGGTACACAAATACTAGGGAAAATTTACAGTTTGATGTTGCATTTAATATTGGGAGATGATATGATTGGCACAGGAGGAAGCCAGTATAATTAAAAGGAGGAAAGGGGGCATTCAAATGGCACTGTTGGCAGCACCTATTAAAACGGCCTTTCGAATTGATGCAAAAGACGCTAAAATACTAACACAAAAAACGGATGCTGTTCTGAACGCCTTTCGAAAGGTGAGGAAAGCAGAGGCTGAAAGCGGAGATACCGTGCGACTGGAACAGCTGGATGCGCAAATTCGCATATTACAAGAGGAACGTGATTCTGGCAAATGATTTGTCTATCTGCGACATCAGATGACATCAGAGGGGTTTCCTTCAAATGTGGTCACAAAGAAATTGATAAGTATTTTGAAGAGAATTTGCTCACAGATAGTGACGCTGTTTCCTATTGCTTCTGGGCGGATGCCGATAAGAAAGAGCTTATAGGGATAGCGTCATTATCATGCAGCGGTATTATAGTTCATTCCCGGACAAGGTTTAATATTACTCCAGCTATTGAAGTTAAGATTTTTGCTATAGATGAGAGGTATCAACACCAGGTTTTCTTAACAGATGAATCCGGAGAACAACACTGGAGTGACTTGTGTCTATGCTATTTGATAATGGAGATATATAAAATTTCTGAGTCTGTATGCGGAGCAAGCCATGTTGTTTTATATTCTGTGCCAGAAGCTGTTTCATTTTACCAGCGAAACGGCTTTAATAAGTTTATAGGAGATATGGAGATGCCATCCAATATGTTTGTTGAAGGATGTACACCCATGTTTCTGAATTTGTAGATTTCAAGTTAACTATCACATAACCTATATAGCCTTATCAAAAAAGGGAAGTGATCCGTTTGTCACAACCAGACGGCTCATTATTCTTTTCACATAACTTCACACAACTCCCGCATGGATGCCACCCATGCGGGGATTTTTTATGCGACAATAGAGACATGGAGGACGTGAGGAACAAGGGCTGTACACGTCGCAGTCCTCCTCACGGACTCCTTATTTTTGTTGCAAAGGACGTGTTATTTTGCTTGTGAATGGGTCTGAGCTTGTCAAGCGGCTGGTAGCCTGCGGATGGACGGCCTCTAATGCCACAGACACTTGTTTTCAGTACGCGGCAGAGGGGAAATTTTCGGAATTGGAGGCGTTCATCCGGCAGCAGGAATTGTTGTTCGATGACCGGCGTGAATATGCGGTTTGAATTTTACAACGAAAACCCAGCCGGACGCAATGTTGGAGATTGCACAGTCAGAGCGATTTCTAAAGCCCTGGGCCAAAGTTGGGACGCTACCTATTGGAATCTCTGCATTGAAGGGAACCTGCTCAAAGATATGCCTTCAAGCAACGCCGTGTGGGGAGCGTATCTGCGCAGGCAGGGCTTCGAGAGGGACATTGTCCGAGATGATATGTCCGTAGCGGATTTCGCAGCAGAGAACCCACATGGGACCTATATTCTTGCTCTGTCCGGACATGTGGTCTGCATTCAGGATTCTATTATATATGACACCTGGGACAGCGGGAATGAGATCGTTTTGTACTACTGGATGAAGGAGGATTAATTCATGGCTTATGGTTATCCGTCTTACTACAATCCCTATCAACCCTATCAGCCGCCTATGCCTGACCAGATGGCACAGCTGAGGGTTGGGCAGTATCAGCCCCAGCCGCTGCAAAATATGCAACAACCACCCCAGCAGAACAACACACAGATTGTGTGGGTTCCCGGTGGGCAGGCGGCATTCGAGTACCCGGTAGCCCCCAATAGTGCCGTTGCCCTGTGGGACAGCACCGCGCCGGTGATCTACCTCAAACAGGCTGACGCCTCTGGAAAGCCCACTACCAAGATTTACGACCTGGTGGAAAGAATCGCCTCAAATGCTCCTGCAAGCCCTGCACAGCCCTCGCAGGCCCCGGCAGTGGAATATGCCACCCGTGAGCAATTGGACGCTCTAGCGGCCCGTGTGGACGCTCTGAGTACGCCAAAAATCGCAAAGGCGAAGAAGGAGGCCGCGAACGATGAGTAATCCGTTTTTCAACGCTATGGGCGGCGGTAATCTCCCCGGCCCTATGGGAAACATGATGGGAATGCTCCAACAGTTCAAGGAATTCCGCCAAACTTTTCAGGGTGACCCAAAAGCGAAAGTACAGGAGCTTCTCAACTCCGGCCAGATGACCCAGGCGCAATTCAACGAATTGCAGGGAATGGCAAGAGCATTTCAGCAAATGATGAGCAATCAATAGGCTTGAATCGTGGCCACGATTTAGCATAGAAAACAAATTTTGAAAGGAGAAATCACATGTCTCTTAATTCTGAAACTCCCTTTACCATGCCTGTGGTTCCAGCTGGTTCTACGAGCGGCAATGGCGGCGGTGGCATGGGCTGGGGTAACGATGGCTCGTGGTGGATTATTATCCTGTTCCTGTTTATCTTCGCCGGTGGTTGGAATCGCGGCAACTGGGGCGGCAATGGAAACGGTGCAACCCCCTCCGGCTCCGGCGCAATCGACAACTATGTCCTCGCCTCTGACTTCGCCCAGGTAGAGCGCAAGCTGGACACTGTTCAGCAGGGTCTTTGCGACGGTTTTTACACTACCGCACAGCAGATCAACGGTTTAAACACCGCTGTTTTGACCAACGGCAACGCAACCCAGATGGCAATCATGCAGGGCAACAACGCTTTGCAGGCACAGATTGCAGACTGTTGCTGCACCAATCGCTATGACGCGCTTCAAAACGCAAATGCGACGCAGGCGATGATCCAGGCGAACACTACCCAGGGTGTGATGAACACCACTGCCATCCAGAACCAGATTCAAAATTGCTGCTGTGACATTGAGAAGTCCACCATGCAGACGCGCTTCGAGGCCCAGCAGATGAATTGCAACACCCTGCAAGCCATTGACCGCGTGGGAGATCGCATCATTGATTACCTTGCGGCGGATAAGGCTCAGGCCCTGCGGGACGAGAATCAGGCTCTGCGGCTGGCGGCTTCTCAGCAGGCTCAGAACAATTACTTGGTCAACCAGCTCCGTCCGTGTCCCGTTCCGGCCTATCAGGTTCCGAACCCTTATGCCGGTTGCGGGTGCTATAGCTCCTGCGGTTGCGGCTGCTAAAACCAAATACATCAGCTTTCCGGCATGACCGGAATGTTCGGCCCCGTGCCGATACTACAACAACGCGGCGGGGCAATGGCTCCGCCGTATTCTTTTATGAGAAAGGATTGATTTTATGGCTGAATTTACCGGAGTATTTGTTCAGCAGATCGCGGCTAATGGGAATGCAGTTTTCAGCGAAACGCCCGTTTCCGGCTCCAATTGTATCGTTCATCGGGAAGGTTCTGGTATCATCACTCTGCGAGGGATGACCAATCAGTGCCGTGCCCGTTACAAGGTGGTATTTGGCGGGAATATTGCCATCCCGACCGGCGGGGCAGTGGGTCCCATCTCTGTCGCTATCGCCGTGGAGGGCGAGGCCCTTGGAAGTGCGACCGCTATTGTCACCCCTGCAGCAGTTAATGAGTTCTTCAATGTATTTGCTGCCGCATTTATTGAGGTTCCCCGTGGCTGCTGTGTGACAGTGGCTGTCAAAAACACCTCCACAGAGACGATTGAGCTGGAAAATGCCAACGTGATCGTTGAGCGTGTATGCTGAAAGGAGAGAGCAAAATGAAAGCACTGTATGAGCTGAAAGATAAGTTTGAGATGGAGCTGGAGGAACTAGCTCGGAAGGGAGAACTGGGCGCTGGCGATTTGGAGCTGGCACATAAGCTCACCGACACCATCAAGAACATTGACAAAATTTGTGCTCTGGAGGAAGATGGCGGTTACTCCGAGGCCGGAGACTGGGAAGGGCGCGGGTCTTATAACCGCGGTTCCAGCTACGCCAATCGCGGAAAACACTACGTCCGGGGTCACTACTCCCGAGATGGTTACAGTAATCGCGGTCGTGAAAGCGGTTACAGCCGTCATGATGCAAAAGAGCAGATGATGGCCCAGTTGGAGGATATGATGGGCTCTGTGTCAAATGAGCGGGAGCGTGAGGCTATCCGCCGCTGCATGGAACAGCTGGACCGTGAGTAAGGGGGTGCCGCCATGAATGGCACCAACGAAGCGCGGGAAGGCTCCCGAGAATGGCTCCTTTTAAAAATTGCGGAATGCATGGTTGAACCAATGAGCGAACGGACGGCAGAACGTTTAAGCGCTTACAGCGGCGCTTACAACGCTATCTGCCAATGGGAAAACAGAAAACCTTCCTATTCCAATTCAGCTAAACCGTTCACACAGGAAGAGGCGAAAGAGTGGACCAGCGCAATGCAGAATGTAGACGGCACTACCGGCCCTCACTGGACGTTGGAACAAACCAACCAGATCATGACGCAGAGGGGAATCAACTGCGACCCTTATCAATGGTGGGTAGCTATGAGCATGGTCTATTCCGATTACAGCAAGGTCGCCAAGAAGCTCAATGTCAGCAACATCGACTTCTATGCCGAAATTGCGAAAGCGTTTCTGGACGACCAGGACGCCGCTCCGGACAAACTCGCTCGGTACTATGAGTTTGTCGTGAAGCACTGACGATAGTCCCCGCTCTCTTGTGAGGGCGGGGATTTTATTACATAATATTATCGCAACTACACAGGGAGAAATATTAAGTAATAAAATTCATTAAAAATTTTTCAAACATTTAAGGAATATTCTATGTGCCTATCAGGGTAAATTTTGATTTCTTTGATAATAATCCGCCAAAATTCTCGTTTTTCTTCTCGGTTGAGTCCGTCGTAAGATTCCTTCCAGTTTTCAATCAACACCCTATCAATGCTCTCAAAGTCCTGCTTTTGTTCAGGGAGTGCAGCTTTCTCTAAATCACTAATTTTTGCGAGAAGTGATTCACGGTCAGCCTTTAATTCTTCGAGCGTGATAATGTCATTCAGATACAAATCTTTCAACTTATTTAACTTTGATTTTGCGGCGGAGATTTCTGCGCGTGCCCTCTTGTTTATTTCTGCATTTTTAAGGGCAGAGAAATTGGCCTTGTACTCATGGAATTTGTTATCTACCGTCGCAAGAAGATACTCTTCAATTTTCCTTTCCCCCAGATTGACGCGGTTTTGGCATCCGTTTTGTTTTGTATAATGCCCGTTGCAGTTATAGAACACATACGTCTGCTTTGTGTTAATGCGAGCGCCCATCCTGTTCCCACACTCTGGGCAAACCACCAATCCAGAAAACAGATAGGTTCGATTGTTCTTTGCTTTTCGGACAACCTTTCTCCGCATAGCCTGAATCTTCTCATGATCTTCTTTAGTGATATAGGCAGGACACATTCCGTCCATATTGTAATATTTCCCGTAATATGTGGTGCTGCGCAGCATCTTATCAATGAGATGGTATCTCATTGAAATACCGTATTTTTCTCTGATAAATTCGGAAGTTTTTGAAATAGAACCGGAGGCTAGATACTTCTTAAAGAAATCATTAACAAGAGCCTCTTTAGATTCATCCTTTTTGAATGCCTTCCCTTCAATTTTGTAACCAAAAGGTATATTCCCGGTAAGAGGCTCCAGCCGCGCCCGCTTTCCCTCAAATACGAACTTAATGCGCTCACTGGTCCGATCTGCTTCATCTTGGGCAACAGACAACATGATATTTACTTTCAGCCGTCCGGATGCGGTTGTCGTCTCATAATCCTCTTGTGTCGCCTGCCAAGATACATTGTATTGGTCTAGGATTTCTTGAACGGCATAGTAGTTCCCCACATTTCTAAACCATCTGTCCAGCTTTATGAACAAGATCAGATCAATCTTCCCAGCCTTACAATCTTCAAGTAAACGCAAGAGAGCAGGGCGTTTCTTGTATGGTTTTCTGGCGGAAATGCCAGCATCTTCATAGATGCCAGCAATCTTCATTCCGTGAGATTTTGAAAATTGAGTCAGGTTGTTTTTTTGGTCCTCCAGAGATAGGCCGTGCCGCGCCTGTTCTTCCGTCGAGACGCGGATATATAGTGCGGCTCTCATACTATCCCCTCCAAAATCCGTAATTGGCGCAGTGAATATCTACCCACACGCACCAGACGAAGAGACCGACGATCAATAGCGACAAACCGAGCATGATCCACCTGTATAGTTTTACGGAATGACGTAGGTTATTCAGTTCCGCCTCCATCAGGCCGATGGTCTTCCGCTTATTTTCAAGGCGGTGTTCCAGCCCATCTTTTTCCGCCTGCAAGGTTTCTTCCGTGGCGGTACAGTGATCGCCAATACCAAAAAATGCGTCCAAAGACACCCCCAGTGCCGCACAGATACCAGCTGTGGTATAAAGGGCCGGGGATTTGGACGCATGGGCGAAGAAATTATTAACGGTGGAGAGGGGGACGCCGGAAGCATCGGCAATGTCCTGGGCCGTCATGTTGAGGGCGGCTCTTTTTTCGCGGCATAAGTCTTGGATCGTCAAAAAATCGGCCTCCTGTATTAAATTTATAAGATATGGGCAGCGATAGTACACAATTTCGTTTGGCAGTATACTGCCGGTTTCCCACATTTGGTTATTGCGTTGCCCAATCAATTTTTGCTATGGTTGCATCACGGCAAGCCAATCCCCCCAAGGCTTGCCCTCCGGCCCCGCCGTTTGTTGCAGAGGGCGGCGGGGCCTTTAGTTACTTATTGCTTCTCAAGTTTTACGGTCTGCGTAACTCCCATGGCAGACACTTCGTAACTGATTACGCCGTCCTGATAGGTAAACGTCTTTGTGTCATCGCCGCTGGCGAGAATTGCCATATCGGTCTGATCTTTATCATTTTCCGATTCCCAGGTGTACGGCTCATCCGCCGTGGTAGGGGCATCGAAAGAACCGGCCCAATAGAGGGCTTTGGTTTCTCCGTTATCAGATACCCAATACACCTCAATGGCATCTCCGGCAATAGTAGCGGCCTGCCATGCGTCATCTGCATTGCTGTTTGTCTGCTTCCACTCTCCAACGAGATCGGGTGGAGTTACCGGCTCGTTTTCTGGCTCGGCCTGATTCGTTTCCCCGCAGGCGGTTAACATGCCGAGCGCGAGAACTGAAGACAGCGCGATAAGCAAAAACTTTTTCATCTTAACTCTCCATTTTCTTATATTTTCGACTGCACAAAGTGCAATAATCGACATATAGCCCCGTTACTATAATTATTGGGAGGGACGCAAGATGTTGTATAATGACGCGAAATGTGATACAATAAACAGAGCAGATGTTGAAATACTGCGCGAAAAACTGGTATGCGCCGCGCTGGCGCTTCCGTATGAAGCAAAGCTTGAGCTTTTGAAACTTATTGAGGGGGAAGAGAAAAATGAAAGAGGCCGCTAAGTTATGGTACATCGACTCCAAAATGGTTGACGCGGTAAATCGGTGCATGGACGCCATTTCGGCCTGCGGGCTTTCCGCGGACAGCGCGGAATATCTCCCCTTTTGCTTAGATCGTGCGATCAAGGCAAGCAATCAGATTTCCGCGCAAAGCATCCCGTTTCGCGCAACGCCCGTAAAGGTCAATGAGGAAAACGGGGGCTGTGATGTCACGCCTTTGGCGCTATTATTTGTTCAATAGCCGCTGATGCAATCCCTTTTGAGATTGTTTCAATCACTGTTAAAGACACGGAGCCAAATGACCGCAGCAATTTTGATGTTTTTTCCCATTGCGTTTTTCCTTCGATTGCCGCGATAAATTCATGCCCCTTTGGCGTGACATAGTAAATAGACGGCAGACTGTTGTGATGGAAGTTTGTAATGGGATCAAAATGGAAATCTGTTGCCAGATACCCACTCTCCGAAAGCTGAATGATGTGATAAATCAAAGCCCCTGTATCGTATTTGTTCAGTGGCGGGACGAGCCTCATTGAATCAATATATAAAACATGATAACTTGCGCAAGTATAATTGCCGACTTCTTCTGTTTTGATGTAAGTATTATCTTCGCAAAACAGCATTAAATCTCGGACGCAGTCAGGGTCGAGTTTCATGTCTTATCCCTCTTGCTTTCCAGATATTCAATATAGCGTGAAATCTCAGTTAATTCATCCGCAGATGCGGAGCGGATAAACTGCGCGATTTTATCGTCCACACCCTCGATCTTCGGATCGGGGGTTTCTTTTATGCCCTCAGCCTCGACCAGTTTCCGCACCGTCTCAATATTCTCTAAGCACTTTGCGGTTGCTTCTGGGGTTTCCCCCTCGCGCAACAAAATTTCGTCGGGAGTAGCTTTAAGAAGCTGACATATCCGTGCGGCTTCTTCTGGGGATGGGAGATTTTTCCCACGCCTTACTTCACTTAACCACCTCTTGTGTTTCCCGATCATTTTCGAAAATGATGCTTCGCTCCAGCTTTTAGCCGAAACTTTTTCTGCTATCGAATCTACGTTTGGTTGGACTGTATCTCTTTTTGGCATATCTACTCCTGAATAAATCGTAATGCAGCAGCGTGTACGTCATGCTCAAACTTTTCGTTTTCAACAGATATCCGTCTATTCCGCTTGTGCTTGTTGTTCCTGATTACGTCAATTTTTCTTTTCTTTATTTTATTGATTCTCTCAGCGAAATACTTGCTGTTTAATCCACCACGGCGAATCGCCTTTTTTAACCAAAATATGGCGTTGTCAAATTCCCACTCTTGCTCGTATAACTTGGAAAACATATTGCATGTAAATGTAAAGTCTAACGATGCAAATTTATCTAAAACAGTAAATGGTATTTTTCCGATTGCTTCTTCAAACGCTCCGATTGCAGCAAGCCTAAAATCAGCTCCTTTGTTCGCAAACGCATAAGCAACCGCGAATTTATCAAAAGCCGATGCCGAATTTCTATATTTTGTTACGGCAATTTCAAAAAGTACGTATCGGGGCTTGTACTTTATTACATACGCCTCGTTCACAAGCCCAAGAGACTGAAATTCCGCAGGGTACTTTGTTTTAACGATAGACAGCACTTTCCTGACGACATCCGCTTCATGTTGCGAAAAACGAGTTAAATCATATTTGTAGTTCGCCGCAATAATGCTTTGTGATGAATTTTGTTCATACTGTTCTGGATAATAGGCATACGGGTTATTCGGCCCTTTAGGCCGCGCAAGAATTAAGTCAATGTCTAAAAGCATATCTACCAAAAAATAGATGTATTTTTGTGCAATTCCACAAAAACCAACAAAATGGTCGTGTTTGGCTTTACAACACACAAAATGTAAGCTATAATAATCTCGTGAGTTATCATAGAGACAACAAAAAACCAGACCCCCAAAGAAAAATCCTTTTTGCGGGTTCCATAGACGATATTTTGTTGGCTGACACTTACATGATAGCGGCGGCGGTTTCGTTTGTCAAGTGAAAACTCACATTGACTGCGGCAGAGATAAAAAACCGCCCCGAAGTCTCTGCAACAAACTTCGGAGCGGTTGGAAGCGAACTCGTTTGCTAAATGGAATACCCCTCTGCAACAGAGTACGCCATTTGGCGCGTAGTTTAACTCCCATGCTTACCATACCACATATTTCTGCCGCAGTCAATGAATTCTCACACCGAAAGGAGGGCACATGACTTGGCATTGAAGGAACTTCGAGAACGTTCCAACCTGACCCGTGCACAGGTAGCAAAGAAACTGAATGTGGACTTGTCCTGTGTGACGCATTGGGAACTGGGAGACTGGCGACCGGCACGGAAGTACCACAAGAAGCTGGCGAGGATGTACGGCGTGACGGTGGACGAGCTTCTTTCAGAAGATAGCAGCACCAAGAGAGAAAAGGAAGCCCGCCCATAAGGGCGGCAGTAGGAAGGAATGAAAGGAATGGAATTATCCATTCAAAAAGTAGATGAACGCTCAATTTTAAAAATAGGGAACGAATCTATCGAAATCAAGGACTACAAAATTTCAAGCTCCATGCGAGACGGCACAGAGCTTGAGATAGTAATCCCTGTTAAAGGAAACATCATGGAATTTTCGACATCAACCAACCAAGAATCGTAGAGGCAACAGAACCAGACAGCCAGGAATGACGCTCCATAAGTTCGCTAAACTTTGAGAACAACCCTTTAGAAGCCGGGACCTGATTATTCACCACCATTTCAAGCAAAGCGATTACTTTTTCCATGTCTGCCTTATCTTCCGACTTTTCGTCGGAGACTCGTTCTTTTAACTCCCCAAGCGCAGATTTGTAGTTGATGGTTGTTTGATAGTTATTACCGATAACCGACCCATATGCATTTTGTATGTTGAACACAGAATGCCGGCCTTCAGATAGAACAACCTCTCGCTCTGTTTCGGTTTGATAATATGCCATTAAGCGATGTGCTTTCCCAGCAAAAAAAGCGGTTCTGGTTTCAGTGACAAAAAACTTTTCTTGGACAGGATTTATTAAAATGTCCCCAGATTGTACGTCAACTCCAGGCATAAACCCAACATAACGCTTTCCGGTAGATGTTTCTCTGTTATCTAAACCAATTGTAGAAAAAAGTTCTTTTTCGTTTCGAATAACAGAGAAAGTTATTCCTGCCTGTCGCAATAAACCATCCATTTGCATAGTTTCACCTCCTTTCTCGTCCAGTATACCACGACGGGAAGGGGAGGACAACTAAATAAGGATGCCCCGCCGGGTGGTCGAGACCCAGCGAGGCGGCAAACCTAATTGAACGACCCAATCAGGCTTGCAGGAAGATTGTACCACAACCTCCTTCAAGCCGCAAGAAGAAGGAGGGAAAAAATGTCTGATTTGACAACAAAGGATTTAAGGCGGGATATTTCCCGTGTCAAGCGAGAGGTGGACAAGATAGACCGGGCAGCTCACGGCATGACATTTGAGGAGTTAATCCGGCTGCTGGCATTTCCTAAAAAGGGCGTTGCAGCGGACGAGCTGCTTTCCGATCAGGACATAGGACAAACAGGAGATTGAAATGGCGGTTTTTAAAACGATTGTGTTTATGATCTATATTTTATGTGCAGCATCCGCCACCCATTTTAAATATGAGAAAGAGAATGACGAGGCATTATGGTGGCTTGGGTGGGCTATCATTTTTTACATGACATTCGTTTCTTATGGATGGTGAGGGGGTGAAAGGATGGAAGAAAAAAACACCGCCCCTGGTGGGAAAGACCAGGAGCGGGTCGTTTCAAAGTTTGGTAATACAGAAGTTGAAGTTACTAAAGACCGGATAACTCTGTCGGTGCGTTAAATGAACCATCTTCATTTTGCGTCAGCTGATAGTTGGAATAAATGACAATCCTATCTGACCTTTGTTCCACTTCAATGTGCCACCCGCCAGGATAATCTGACTGCATATAAATGCAATCTGCTTTTTGGATAGTTTTTGTTTTGATTTGAGACAGGTCCTTTATTCCTGGTGTGTGAATTTTTAGATTTGCACCTTTTTCCACAATATAAGTGAACACACTATCACCCCCTTTCGCCCACATTCTACCATATCCAGGCGAAGGGAACAATAAAAAGCGGGCTGCCTCTGGAGGTAACAGAGGACAGCCCATGACACCACGTGAAAGGGCCACGAGGTATCGGAGACAGTATAACACATCCTCCGGCCTCTGGCAAGAATAGGAGGATATTTTTAACATGAAAAAGGAACCGACGACAATTCAAGAATTAAAAGGTATGGCCCGGTACGTGAACCGCGAGTTTGATAATCTCTGCCGCGATTGGAAGGGCCGGACATGGGAGGAGGCACATATGAATTATTCGTTTGAAGATTACCGCAGGGCGCTAGAGGGAGCTGGCCCCAAGTTGAAGGAATTGATTCTTGATCGGGCGGCACATGACCCTGGCATTCATTTGATGGAACTGAAGGAGCTGGTGTCCAGTGCATACCCGGAGGATGCCTAAAAAATCCCCCGCCGTGTTCGCAGCACGACGAGGGTAAGGATTGAGGCACCACACGACAATCCCTTTTACACTATATCACTTCCGAAGGGATTGGACAAGATGCAATCACATAAAATTTACCAAGTTCTTGAGGAGGTTAGTTTTCTATGGAAGAAAATCTGGACTGCTTTCAGAAGGCATTGATTTACTTAAAGACAAAGCGCCTGGAGCAATTAGGCGTTACGGCGGAAATTACTGTTACAAAGGTTGAGAAAGATGACAACGATTGAACTGGTTTTCGTTTTGATTGGGATAGGGACAGCCACAAGATGGCTGTTCCGCTTGGTGGACAAGCTGGAGGGGCGGGTATGAAGCGACGACAGATTCTTACATATCTTTGCTTCGTCGGGCTTCTGGCAATCTGGTTAATTGGATTCCTGGCGCTGAATGTGGATGCGGAGCCTCCGCGCCCGGAACACACAAAAGCCACCATGCCGGAGATCACATTGGACGAGCTGGAGGCGGCTGAAAATGAGCTGATTGAGGCCGCACTGTTGGCCCGCTCAACCAAGCTGGAGGACGTGACCATCACCTTCTACTGCTGCGAGGAACGGCCCCACATCTGCGGGACAGGCTCCGGCATCACCGCCAGCGGACGGCGCGTGACTCCGTATGTGAGCTGTGCTGTGGACCCTGCCGTGATTCCGCTGGGCAGCACCATTATGATTGAGCACAATGGCGAAATGTTGTATCTGCGGGCGGACGATACCGGCCCTGCTATCCGGGGAAACAGGCTGGACATTGCGGTACAAGGTCACCAGGAGGCGTTATCTTTAGGCGTGAAAACGGCTGATATTTGGTGGTGCGAGGAAGGGGGGGCCTGAAATGAGCATGGAAAAGCTGATTCAGGACTCCGTTGACTGTAGGAAAGACCACAAGACATACGGGAAATGGAAGCCAGATCATCCCGGAGACCCATCGCCTAGAAAGGGACATTCCCCGATTGGAACCCGGTACTGTGAGGTGTGCGGCGCAGTTTTGAAGCGACGGCAAAAACGATTCTGCTCTGTCGATTGTTCCGGCGGGGTTTGGAAACAGCAAAAGCGGAAGGAAGAGAAATGAAAACTCTAAAATGCTGCCGGTGTGATGCAGAAATTAGACCCGGAGATCAATATTCCGTTATTTTAGGTGAAATTTACTGCAAAGACCACGAAGAAGAATTTCTTAAAGATGAACTGGAAGCTCGGTTTGATGAACTAAGAGAGCAGTTAGAAGAAATGGTTGGTATTCCGGTTTACTATTTGGAGGAATTATGAGCAAGCTGATTTGCGTGATGGGTGAGTCTGGTTCCGGAAAGACCACAGCCATGAGAACATTAGACCCCAAAACAACGTATTATGTCGATTGCGATGGAAAGGGATTGGCTTGGAAAGGATGGCGCAAGCAGTACCATTCAGAAGCCAAGAACTATACCGTTTCAAGAGACATTCCAAAAATAACAAAATTGATCGTTGATATCAGCGAAAAGAAGACCGAAACCAAAACTATTGTTGTTGACACACTAAACACCTGCATGGTGGACAAGGAAATCAAGGGCATGAAAGAAAATGGTTATGGAAAATGGATTGACTTGACGCAGTTTGTATGGGACTGCATCGAGACAGCCGGAAAACAGAGAGCCGATCTGACCATCATCTTTATCATGCACAGCGAGACGGTTCGTGATGATTTTGGTTACAGCTTTACCAGGGTAAAAACCAACGGACGGAAGTTGGAAAAGCTGGTTCCTGAAAGCCTGTTTGGAACGGTTCTTCTGGCAAAGAAGAACGAGGAGAACCGCTATGTATTTGAGACCCAATCTCAAAACAGCACGGCAAAAAGCCCAATGGGAGCCTTTGAATCCTTTGAGATCGACAACGATATGGCAATGGTCTTAAAGGCACTGGAGGATTTCTGATGGCAAAATGTGAGGGTGTTACACATTATATTAAAGCAACAGCAGAGATTTATTTCCCAGATGGTCATGTTTGCTGCGAATTGTGTCCATTACTGGAGACCTATGCCAGAAAGCAATGTAGAAGAACTGGTGAGTACCTTTTAGATACGAGAATCACAGGTTTTTATTGTCCATTGAAATTTAAAAATACGGAGGAAAACAAGAATGAAGCAGTTTAGCGGTTATGAGGCAAAGAAAGCGGTAACCAGAGAAAATTTACCAGTTGGCGGCTATGTAGCAAAAATCCTGAACGCGGAGGAAATTTCCTATTCCTGGGGGGCCGTCCTTCTGGTTTCTTTCGACATCGCGGAGGGCCAATACAAGGATTTCTTTGCTAATGATTACAAGGGGCAGGACCGTGAAGATAAGAAGTGGCGCGGTACATATCGACTTCGCATTCCTAACGATGACGGAAGCGAGCAAGACGGCTGGTCTAAAAGATCATTCAACAATGCCATGTACTGTATCGAGGACGGAAACCCTGGTTATCACTGGAACTGGGACGAGGCAACCCTGAAAGGAAAAAACGTCGGTGTTCTGTTCCGCAACAAGGAATGGGAGAAGGACGGTAAAACTGGCTGGTTTACTGAGTGCTGCGCTCTGGCATGCATTGGAGATATCCGGGACGGCAATTTCAAGACGCCGAAAGACAAGCCCTTGAAAGATAAGGAAACTTCTTCTGGTGGATTTGCAGAGATTCCGTCCAGCCCTGACAGTGATCTTCCGTTTTAATGGACCACTTCGCTGTTGACAAGGCCCTGTCTACCATGACAGTGCTCTGTGATACCAGGGAGCAAAACACGCTGCGGGCCAGAAAACGTTTCAAGCAGATCGGAGTCCCGATTGAGAGGGCAGCCCTCTCTTTCGGGGACTACTCCGTAAGGTGTGACGTTTTGGATTTGCGGGACAATGTAGCCATAGAACGAAAGATGGATTTGTCTGAATTGGCCCATTGCTACTGTCAGGAACGGAAACGCTTTGTGCGCGAGTTTGAGCGGGCCAAAGAGGCGGGGGCTAAGTTATATCTCTTGGTCGAGAATGGGAGCCTTGACGAGGCTTACAGCGGCCACTACAGGGCGAGAGTTCATCCCAAGTCTTTGACCGCTTCCATGCTTGCTTGGCTGGCTCGTTATAACTGCCAAATCCTGTTTTGTAAAGAGGAGAACAGCGGCCATGTGATTCATGATGTGCTGTACCGGGAACTAAAGGAGCGATTGGAGGCAATGCCGGATGAAGAAGCAATTTAAGATCACCTGCACCCACAATCCACAGGACTTTTATAACGGCGTGGAGCCTGCGGAGCTGGCCCGGACATACAACACGGACCAACTAGAGGACGACGTGTCCCACGAACTGGATCAGGGGTATCAGGTGATCGTATCGGAGGTTAAAAATCATGAAGAATGAAAAACGTCGAATTAAAGCCGACTATCTGCCATGCCGCTATGATTTTAGAGTTATGGAAAATGGCAAGCCTTTTACTCTATACGATTTGACGATGGACGAGCTAACCTGTCTCATGGATGTTTATTTCCGAAACGGATATGAACAGGTATATGCCAGAATTTCCTCAACATGGGAGTGAATTATGGACGAAAAGGCGGGATGGATCAAATTATGGAGAAAATTTGCAGATGATCCGTTGTGGGTTTCGGAGCCATTTACTAAAGGGCAGGCTTGGGTAGACTTACTTCTTATGGCTCAGGGGACAGAAAACACAATCTTCAAAAACGGGAAATTTATGGAGTTTCAGCCAGGAACAGTTTATAAAAGCATCCTGGAATTATCCAAAAGATGGAAATGGAGCCGAAATAAGGTTAGTAGATTTTTAAAATCCCTCGAAAATGAAGCAATGGTTGAAACAAAGAGTAATACAACGAACGGAACAACGATAACCATTGAAAACTGGGATGTTTACCAGGGAAGAGGGCATCAGACGAAACAACGTCGTGAACGAAAATCGGACAACTCACGGACAACGGACGGACATAATAAAGAAGGAATAAGAAGGAATAGAAGAAAAGAAGATATAGGCGCGTCCCCGGCTTCGCCCTTGACGGGCGAGCGGGTCCCCGCCATAGGGGACGGCGAGTGCATGATCGAGCTTGATGGAGAGAACCACAGATTCCCGAAAAGCTGGTATAGGCTAGCAGAGGAAAAAGGCTGGACGATTGAACAGTATGTGAGGTGGCGGCATCAATGAGCTACATATTCAAGTCAGAAGATGCTTTTGGACTGGCTAGGGCAATCGGGATTGAAACACACGAACATGGAGACGAACTGTTTTTCAAGTTCTGCCCGAAATGCAAAGGCGGGGACCACCACGACAAAGACACGTTTTCGATCAATTTGAAGACTGGCCTGTTTAAATGCTTTAGAGCCGGGTGCGATTATCGCGGGCACTTTGTGGAGCTGGCAAGGGATTTTGACTATGACCTTGGATTTGGAGAAAAGCGGGTTTACAGGAAGCTGCCGCAGAAGCCGGTTGTGGTTCGTGACGGGGCTGTTGAGTACATGGCTAGTCGTGGGATTAGTGCAGAGGTGTGCAAGCGATATGAGCTAACCACCAGGACCGATAACAAGAACATTCTGGTTTTTCCCTTTTATGACGAGTCCGGGACGCTTCAATTTGTGAAGTACCGGAATATGAAGTTTAGAAAGGGAATTGATAAAAACAAAGAGTGGTCCGAGGCAGACGCCATGCCAATCCTTTTTGGGATGAAGCAGTGTGTTGGATTTGATCGGCTGATTATCACAGAAGGCCAGATAGATAGCCTTACAGTTGCGGAGTGTGGTCTTGACAATGCGGTATCTGTTCCAACAGGGGCAAATGGTTTTACTTGGCTGGCTAACTGCTGGGACTGGATTACACGATTCAAAGAGATCGTGGTATTCGGGGATAACGAACATGGCAAAATCACATTGGCTGATACATTAAAAGCGCGGCTGACCCAAGTTATCAAAGTTGTTCGGCGGAAAGACTATCTGGGAGAAAAAGATGCCAACGACATACTCAGAAAATACGGAAAAGAAGCTGTTAAAACTGCTGTCAACAATGCGGAGGTTCCGAGGCTGGAAAACGTCAAGGACCTGTCAACAGTCGAAAGCATAGATTTAAATAGCCTACAAAAGATTAAAACCAACATTCCAGAGATTGACCGTGTAATTGGTGGGCTAGTCATGAGCCAAGTGGTGTTACTTACCGGAAAACGCGGAGAGGGAAAGTCCACGTTTATGAGCCAACTTGTGTGTGAAGCTTTAGACCAGGGAGAAAACGTATTTGTGTATTCCGGTGAACTGGCTGATTATCATTTTAAACGGTGGCTGGACTATCAGTTAGCCGGAACAGGGAATATCCAGTCTCACTTGAATCCCTATGGAGATTACGAATACAGCATTGCGAAGTCAGTCTTAGATCAAATTTCCAACTGGTATAAAGGCCGGGCTTACATATATGACAATAGTTGGGTTCCGGATGATGGCGAAGAAATGGAAACCCTTCCGGAGACGATTGAGAAAGTCATCCGACAGTATAGCGTCAGACTGGTTTGCATCGACAATCTGATGACGGCCATGGAAACGGTGGCCGATAATTCTCAGCTCAATTTGGCTCAGAGCAATTTCGTTGGAAAGCTCAAACGGATCGCGGCAAAGTACGACGTGGTCATCATTCTGGTGGCACACCCAAGGAAAAGCAAGGACGATTTCAGCAACGACGATGTTTCTGGATCGGCAGACATTACCAACAAGGTTGACGTGGTTATGTCTTATCAACGATCAGATTCTACAGATTGCAATAGCATCTTGCAGGTTACCAAAAATCGTTTGTTTGGGAAATATGCCGTTAAGGATGACGCTGTCAGGCTTATGTACAGCGAAAAGTCCAAGCGGATATTTTCCAGTGACGGCGACAGACATTATGGATGGGAAAAAAATTTCACCAAAACAGACGAAGATGCCTGGATGATTTGAGAGGATAGATATGGATTTTATTTGGGAAAAAGAAGCTGCTAACCAGGAACCTATGCCGGACGGGCTTTTGCTGGCAGAACAAAAAGCATTTCAAGTAATATCTGCCCTTTATGCGCGGTTTTATGCGAAGATGATTACAAAAGAACAGGCGGCTATGGATAAGCAAAAAATTAAGGCTGCACTGAAAGAAGAAATCAGCGCTGATAACTTCCGGGACAACACCGCCTATGAGCGGGAGAAAATCCTGCGGCTTTCAGAGCAAGCCAGAATCAAGGCGCGGAAAGAACCAACAACAGAAAACTGCCTTGCGCTGGTGAATACCATTGATGGAATTTTAAAAAACGAGCTGCAACAAAATGTGATCCTATCAGAACATGGAGCGAACTGTCCGTGCTGCAGGAGATTTTTTAACCGGGAACACGCAGATAGAAGGCCGCGATTCTGTGAGGACTGTGGTGCGATGCTGGTATGGTGAATATCTGCTTGCTGGAAGGGAAGAGAACATGACGGATGATATGAAACGCGCCCTCTTGGGCGACCACGAGGCGGCGAAACGGCTGACGGATGCGGGGGTGCTGGTGCCGTGTATGTGTGGCAGAACACCAAAGGAACACGGCCCGGAGGACTGGAAGCCGACCTTCTATGACCCTGATAGTGGCGGCGATCCGGTTAGCATTGAGTGCGAGTGCGGAATTAACTTTTCCATTTGGAGCTATGACTATTATAAAACCCGCCTCGCCTGGAATACTCGTACACCAATTCTGAGCGCGGAAGAATTACAAAGATTGGAGGCCCAGCCATGACGCGGGAAGAAGCGATTAAGGTCTTGAACAATTTTCCGATAGATTTTCGGAACTCTGGAGGCTTTGAAGCGATGGAAGCCTTGAAAATTGCTATCTTAGCCCTCCGCCCCGTCAGCCGGGAGCAGGTGGAGAAGGTGTGGAGGAAGTGCGAGTGGTGCAACGGTGAGCACTCCAACAATGGCGAAATTAACGCATATGCAGAGGTTGAGTGCGAAGGGTGCGATGCTGGCGATAATTGCCCTAACGCACATTCGAGCGATGACCCATGCTATGGAATGGTGGATAAAGCACTGTCGGTTAATTTCTGTCCCAACTGCGGCGCTCCCATGACGGACGAGGCCGTGGACATGATGCTGGAGAGGTGGAAGGAGGCGTTTGACAATGGCTGAACTCATATTCCCAACGTTCAATGTCTCTCTAGGGGAAGCGGTTATCATCGTAAAAAGCCGCCTGGAGGATGAGAGCATCCCAATCCCTACCAAAGTCCTCGCTATTGAGAGGGTGGCCGAGATGGAGACGCACAATAGTGTCACCAAGGATGAGCTTGTCGGGGCGCTACGGTGGTTGTACCAGCACTTTGATTTTGACGGGGGAGGAGGCGGTGGACGGTGAGAACAATCGACGCTGATGCGCTGAAAGCAGATTTT